AGGTTCATTCCAAAATTTACCTAACTCCAATATGGAAACTAATTCAGGTGCAACTCCTACACCTGTATATGGAGATGCTACCTCTGATGGATTAGATTTTGCTAATAACTTTAAGATGAATGTTGCTAATCGTTTGGTGCCTGTCGAAGACGATGGGACAATTCGTCCTTCATCTATAAGATTTTAACCACGTTAATAGTGTGGTATTTCAAATTAATTGCCCCGCAAGCAATGTGGGGTATTTTTGTGCTTAAAACCACGCTACTTACCCCTATCCCATATAAAGAGTTTTAAAAAAGATAGAGAGGGGGAGTGTAATAAAAAAGAGATATATAGGAAACTACCGTGGCTAAGCGCGGTTTGCGTGGTTCTGCTTAGGGTATTCCAAGGCAACATCCGTTGCAGCGCAAGCGAATACGAGCAAAAAAACACTTGTAAGAATCTACTGCACTAAATGTAGTTCTGTAAAAATGTAGCCATATTGACACGTATAATTTTCCGGATCCTGCTCAAGAGGGCCTTTTGCAAAAACGTGTGACCGTCCTCTTGCCTGTGGACGTCCATCGGCGGCTCAAGCTCAAGAGCATCGATGAAGACACTACAATGAATGCTTTAATACAGCACGCTGTATCTCTGCTACTACAGCAATCTTCACAAGAAAATCCGATGTAATCAGATTTTTCTGTTTAACTGAATATCTTCTAAAGGCCGGTTAACACCGGCTTTTGATTTTGGTGTTCTATATACATGTCCAACACATGCCCGCGAATTTCACATCCGGCTGGCTCGGCAACGGTGAAGCTGCATGGCACGGCCAAGGCGTCGTTACTGAAGGCACACTTCCTGCGCGAGAGGCGTTTGAAACCGCAGACGCACTCTTCGAAGTCGAGAAGCGAGAGCTTCAGTTCCCGACATACTCAGTTGTCGGAGCTAATGAAGCAAACTGCTGGTCAAACACACCGGCCGGTGTCTTCGGAGTTGTCCGCACTGACACCCAAGCACTCCTTGGTGTCGTCAGTAAGCAATACGAAATCGTCCAGAATGATTCACTCCTTCGGATGGCCGAGTTCATCCGCGAAGAGGCAGACATGGACAGCGTCGTCGTACTGGCTGACGGTGCCAAGGTCTGTTTTACCGCCACACTCCGTGGTGCGGAGACGGACATCGTCCCTGGCGACACAATCAAACGACGTCTCGTCGGTTATTTAGGACACGATGGTAAAACTGGCTGCGGTGCAATCTTTACGAATGTCCGTGTGGTCTGCTGTAACACCTTGGCTGCTGCACTCAATAGCAAGAACAAAGTGTCCGTTCACCACAAAAGTGGAGCGAATGCAAGCTTCGACGCTCTCATCTCGTCCATTGACGTGGCACGACAGACGTTCGCTCAAGAAGCGGATCTAATGCGTGAGTTTACTCGTGTCTCTATGGGGCACACCGTCTTCAATGAGTACCTTGATGAGGTATATCAGATTGAAGAGGGTCAAAAGTTTCGCAAACGTGACAAGTTGAACCGTGCCTTTCGCCATGGTTTGGGTGCTGACTATGCACCTATGTCTCTCTGGAACGCAGTGAATGCTGTCACAGAGATCGAGACATCTACTCGTAATCAAACTGCAGCTGGCGCACGACGTCAGTTTGCTCGCGCTAACTTTGGAATAGGGCGGCAAATGAGCAGTCGTGCCATTGAGGTAGCTACTGCCTATTTATCTGCCGTTTGATTATTCAGTAAAGCCTCACATTCTGTGGGGCTTAATTGTTACTTTATAGTTTGTATGAATTATTATCTATGCACAAAATTATTGGTACTGCTCTTGCTGCTTTGTGCTGCCTTTCATTACCCAGTGAAAGCAAATCAACAATGCTTTCTTCCTGGTATGGCCCAGGTTTCCACGGCAGACTCACAGCTAATGGTGAAAGGTACGATATGCACGGACTTACCGCTGCACATAAAACCCTACCTTTCGGCACAAAACTGGAAGTCTGCTTTAAACGATGCGCAACCGTTCGTATCAATGATCGGGGTCCTTTCATTGGGTCTCGCGAGCTTGATCTTAGTTACGGAGCCGCAAAAGTGATCGGACTTGTTAAGTCTGGCGTAGCAAATATTGAAGTAACTTATCTCTGACAATCTCTTATTTCTGGATTTTTAGAGATATATTGAAATTAGTTGGGAGTAGTCCAACTACTCCTGACTATTAATGAAAAGGAGGATTATGTCTCATACGATTCGAAACGAGCGCACGAAAGGTTGGCTCGACAAGCTTGCACTAAAACGCAGGACAAAGAAGCTTATCCGAGATATCAAGAACGAAGATTTCTCGATCAATTTCGATGAAGATCATATCCCTTCAGCAGAAATTTGAGTATAAATACGACGTTATTTGTGCTTATCATAACTTAACATTGGGTATGTAGGAGTTAACCCTCTGAGTCATACCCGCACAAGAAACGTCTTTTTAAATGTCTATTAGCACCATCGCGGGTGCCCAGTCTCGCAAAAATAACTGGGATTACTTTTGTGAATGGGTCACTAGCACAAACAACCGTCTGTATGTCGGTTGGTTTGGCGTCTTGATGATCCCTACGTTGCTTGCAGCAACTATTTGTTTTATTACTGCTTTTGTAGCAGCACCTCCAGTCGATATCGATGGCATACGTGAGCCTGTCTCAGGGTCCTTACTCTGGGGTAACAACATTATCTCAGGAGCAGTCGTGCCTAGCTCCAACGCAATCGGGCTACATTTGTACTCAATCTGGGAAGCCAGTAGTCTTGACGAATGGCTTTATAACGGCGGCCCTTACCAGCTCGTTGTGTTCCACTTCCTTATCGGTGTCTTTGCTTACTTGGGACGAGAATGGGAACTTAGTTATAGACTAGGAATGAGGCCCTGGATTTGCGTTGCATACAGCGCACCTGTGGCTGCTGCAACTGCTGTATTTCTGGTATATCCCTTTGGACAAGGTAGTTTTTCTGATGGGATGCCCCTCGGTATCTCTGGAACTTTCAACTATATGCTTGTCTTCCAAGCGGAGCACAATATTCTCATGCATCCATTTCATATGCTGGGCGTTGCCGGCGTATTCGGTGGGGCTTTGTTTAGTGCTATGCACGGAAGCTTGGTTACTTCTTCTCTCATTAGAGAAACGAGTGAGACGGTAAGTCAAAACTATGGCTACAAGTTCGGCCAAGAGGAAGAGACCTACAACATCGTAGCTGCCCACGGTTACTTCGGTCGCCTGATCTTCCAATACGCCTCCTTCAACAACAGCCGTAGCCTTCACTTCTTCCTGGCTGCCTGGCCTGTTGTCGGCATCTGGTTCACCGCCCTCGGCGTGTCAACCATGGCCTTCAACCTGAACGGCTTCAACTTTAACCAATCTATTGTTGAATCCCAAGGACATGTGATTAACACTTGGGCTGACGTGTTGAATCGTGCCAGCCTCGGCATGGAAGTGATGCACGAGCGCAACGCTCACAACTTCCCCCTCGACCTGGCTGCTGCTAATTCCACTCCTGTGGCCTTGATCGCACCAGCTATTGGTTGATTCCAATACATTACCGCTTTGGGTGTATTTAGTAGGAGTCTTTCTTCTACTATTTACACTTTTTTGCTTTATTGTGATGGTGTTAGGAAATGTTTTAATTTAACAATGAAAATCTTTTTAGATACTGCAGATATCACAACAATTAAAAATCTTGTTAGCACTGGTTTAATTGATGGCATCACCACGAATCCAACACTGATTCGTAAATCTGGAGAAAATCCTGAGGATGTTTATTCTGCAATTGCTGATTTAGGTGTTACTGATATTTCTATGGAAGTATATGGTGACGCTTTGCAAATGTACGATGATGCCATTAGGCTTTCAGATAAATACGGCAAAGTAGCAACAATCAAACTTCCTATGACACAGGACGGACTACAAGTCTGTCGTCAGTTGTCTAAGGAGTTGATTCGTACCAATGTCACTCTCATCTTTACCATTCCACAAGCAATCCTCGCAGCTAAAGCTGGAGCAACCTATGTCTCACCATTCGTGGGACGGCTGGACGACCAGCAAGTAGCTGGGCTTGAAGTTGTACGTGGTATCTCAGGCTTGTATTCAATGAAAGGTGTACGAACTCAAATTCTTGCTGCATCTATCAGAACAGTGCAACGCGCCGTCCGCTCTTTCTATAACGGAGCAGATATCGTAACTATGCCCCCTAATGTTTTTACCAAGATGTATGACCACATTCTTACTGACAAAGGACTAGAGATCTTTGATGCTGATATTGCAGCAATTGAATCTAAAACTTGATAGACTTATATTTATAAGAATTACCCAAGATGACTATTACAACTGAAGATGGCGATAGGCAAAATATCTTCGCCAAAGAACCACAAATTAAACTTATGGAGGTTTCCGTGACTCACAACGAAAAAGCTGAACAACTCAATGGCCGTGTCGCAATGCTCGGCATTATTGCCGCTCTTGGTGCATACGCCGTAACTGGTCAAATTATTCCTGGCCTTTGGTAAATAATCAGGCTCCTTCGGGAGCTTTTTTATTATGAAAAGTTTTAATATTTCTGTGGTCGTAATGCTTACGGCCGTTCTTGTTGCTTCTTATCTTGTCATAAAACCTCTTCAACATCTCCCTTTCTGATGACTGACTTTACACGAGAAGAGTTGCGTGATGTGATGCACGCTATCCGTCATTATCAGATCTATCACGTTTCTATCAATAATCCTCGTTATGAGGAATACAATTCAATTTTGGACAAACTGGAATCAGCTGTTGCTAAAACTGAACCCGAGTTATCTGATTTTGCATTTGATCGCAAAGTATTTTTGAACTGGCTAGAAGCTCGGCAGCAAGAATGGGAGATTGACGAAAGAAATGAAACTCAATGATAAAATGTGAAGAGCCCTTCTTGTTATTCTAATGTTGGAGGCCATAATTCCATTGGCAGTTGCCTCCGTCACCGGAGTGGCAGCTATGGCAGCGAAATTTAATCATTCACTTCATATACTTGATCGTCGTATTGATGAAGTAGAGCTACGCGTTGCTGAGCAATACGTAACGAAAGCTGACATGACTTTGATGTTCAACAAAATGGAAGATTGGATGATTCGAATTGAAGATAAGATTGATCGAATTGCCCGCTAATATTTATAAAATTTTCCTTAATCAACCACACTTGCCGGCTAACACCGGCTAGATTAATAGTGTCCGAAAGGGCGATGAATATATCTCCACGTTGAATGGAAATCTCAAGACCACAATTAAATGAGATCACCGAAGTGATCGAAGATACTGTTGAATATTTCTGCGACCAACAAACTATTTCTGGTGAGCTTGGTTGGACCATTGTCGAAACTCTTGCTACTGCAAAGCTTGCCGAACTTCGTGGTGAACTGTCCCACGTATGAGAGTTACTATCAAAGAACTCCTTCCGCACATTGACAACTATTTGTGTGCGCTAGTGAATACCCGCTACGTTGATCAGCAGGAATTGTTTTCTGCTGTGGCTTCTATGTGCCAGAAGCGAGCTAACAGGCTAGCAGCACTAGATCCCGCTCGAAATAAATAAAGACCATACCGGCTAACGCCGGTCTTTAGTTTCATTGTCGTTTAACGACACATCGTTTATTTACATTTTTACAATCATGACAATTACTCCTGCTAACAACGATGTCAACGCTCTCGTGGCCGATGTCTCTACTGGAGATGTAACTGTTGACTTCATGTTTGGAGTTGGACTGGTCAAGGACTCAGAAGCTGTGTTCTTTCAGTACGTCGGTGACAATGCTACGCCTCAAGCTCTTGTTCAAGCCAACGGCAAGCCTGTGACCCGCATTGGTAACGTTTATCTGTCTGGCATCAGCATTGTTGAGGACTTTGGTGAGTTCAACCAGACCAAGCTGAACATTTTCCTCAAAACTCAGCAAGGCGCTTCTGTGATGCTTACTTCTGGTCTTACGACCATTTGGTCACAGTGCCTGCTCACCAGCCTTCAGGGGCTCGTCAACGACAGCTCCGTGTCTTCTTTGATCTCCATCGATTCCTGGAAAGGCACTAGCAAGATGCGTCCTTGCTTTGCAGCCATTCGCAATGGACAAACCAAAGTCACTTGCAATGACACCTACAGCTTGTTTGTCGAGGCTCGTGCCAATCGTGACTCTCAAGCCAAAGAAACCATTGCTCGTAATGTTGTTGCTAATGTTCAAGCGCTTCTCGATGGTGAAGTTGAAGAACTGACTGTTACTCAACCTGAAAGCACTTCTTTCTGATGCAACGACATACAGCTGAATCACTTGCTCGGCTGAAGAATGTGCGGCGCAACATCAGCGCCGTATTACTTAATCTTCCAGTTATTCCTAGTGAAACCTCTGTGTCGACATTTCTCACAATGCTCGATCACTTTGCTGAAAACCCTGATGACTACAGGGACTTACTTGAATCTAAAAACAAATGAGCGGAACTGCACTACTCAACGACTATGACATTCTCGATGTCGTATGCCTGTGCCACGCAGCACTGGCCCAAGACTCACCAGAAACTCCTACGTTCTATATCAACCAGATACTCAACCTCATGTTTGGTTATCTGTCTGTGGAACAACGCAAGGAAGTCGAAGAATACCTTGCTGAGAAAAAGTATCTGCCTGATGTGAAAATTGAATTAGCAAAATGAAGACCTATGACATTGTCTATATAGACAAAATTGGAGATAAACAAGACTACAAAGTAACTGCTACTGACGTTCGGGAATCAATCAAGATTGCTCTTGAGCAGTGCCCTGACGCTCGTCGAATCATCTCTTCTAAACCATCTAATGTTCAAAACACAAACTGAAATGGAAGCCATCGTGGTTTCACAGCCGTCAATGCGGACTGTGTTCAACCCGGTGACTTTCACTGAAGATCCTCACTATGGTTATGACGCCGAAATTCAATATAAACGAAAGCCTCCAGCTACTCGTCTTATCATTTGTAGTGTGCTTGATACTGTCCGCAGCGGTGAGCCAGTAATGATTACATATCATTCTGGTATGCGTTGTTATCAACACAGTCGGCACGTAGTTACTTCAAATGAAGATAATTGTATTGGTGGCTTCTATTTCACTGACGGTACTCCTGCTAATTAATATGATGAAAAACTATCATATCTATGTGTTTACACAAGATGCTTGCCCACCCTGCATTCGTCTTAAGAACTTTGTCAGTACTCTGCCTGAACCTGATCAAGCAGAGATTGATTATGTTCCAATGAAAACTGTTTCTGGGCAGCGCACTGCATTGGCTGAAGAGCTTGGTGTAGAACTTACACCCACGCTCGTTGTTATTCATGAAGATATCTTCTGTGAACTTGACGACGATAGTGAAGATGAGTTTTGTGATCGAGTAGCCGAACCAGTTGAGCGCTTCGTTGGAGCTAATAACATTATTGAAAATCTTGATTCAACGATTGATGCTTATACTTACGCACACTCTGAATAAGATAATTTTAAAATGACTAGCCAAGATCTCCTGTCCCTTTCTAATAAATTAGAAGATTGCATTCCTCTGCTTAAACGGGCAGGAGCTAAAGCTGATGTAGAACTTCTTCGGGAATTGTTCCAGAAGTATTACCGGAAATATTCAACTGTTAAAACTAATGAGCAAGAAAGCAAACGTAATCGAAGCCAAGGGTAAGATTTACAAAGAAAGCGGCAACGGATATTTCAATGTAGAGCTTGATGAACCTGAAGGTCATCAGTGTCTCTGCCGTGCATCTGGCCGTTTAATCACGCGCAAGATCCAGCTTCTGGTTGGTGATCGTGTAACTGTAGAACTATCCCCTTTTGACCTCAGCCGAGGTCGTATCACACTGCGAGATAAATAATGTCACTAGGTAATCAAGCACGGACCTTCCGTGAAGTTTTTAATCAACAAGTACTTTCTAATTTTTCTGCATATGGTCACATCAATTCGGACCTATGGAATATGCAGATTGATTTGATTCGTGAAGAATCTACAGAATTCATTGAGGCGGCTGATGAATGTTTTGCTGATCCTGAAAACCTTGATAGAAGAACCGATCTAGCTAAAGAATTGTCTGATCTTGTCTTTGTTTGTTATCAGTTTGCAGCTGCTTTTAGCATTGATCTAGATAGGGCTATGAACCTCGTGTTTAACTCCAATATGAGTAAACTAGATGAACACGGAATGCCAATTTACAGAGAAGATGGCAAGGTCTTGAAAGGACCTAACTATGAACCGCCGGATCTTTCTTCCTGCGTTCCAGAACCAATGCTCACTTTTGATTACGATACACATGGAAAATAATGTCATTGCTCGTACTGGTCGTGTTCAGTCTTGGATCGATGATCCGACTTCACGTCTTCCAGTCAGCTGCACTGTCTTTGTCGTCGAAGATAGTATGGAGGGACCTGACGGTATCGAAGCCTCCTGGCGCTTCGTCTCCCATGCCCTTCGCTTCGGTGCGGGTGTTGCCGTCCACCTCTACAAACTCCGTCCCGCAGGACACGATAATGGCAAAGGGCTATGTGCCTCTGGTCCTGTCTCGTTCGGGAAAATCTATTCTTGTCTGAATGAACAGCTGCGTCGCGGTGGTGTTTACAAGAACGGAGCTGTGGTGCTCCATTTGGATATCAATCATGCAGACATCCTTGAGTTTGTTGAACTGCCTCGTCACGAGATTCCTTGGGCGAAGCGTTGCGTCAACCTAACGGATGAACTCTGGAATGCTGCCTCTGAAGATGTGCAAAACGCAATCCTCAAAGGCATTGCTCGTGGTGATATCTGGCTTGCCAAGATTCGCTATGACCAGCACGGTGAACGTATCCACGCGAACGTTTGCCTCGAGGTCTTCCTGCGAAGCCGTGGCACTTGTTTGCTTGAGCATATCAACCTAGGCGCATGTCGTCCTGAAGATCTTTTACCTGCTTTTACAGCAGGAATGACTGAACTTGTTGATTTACATAAAAAGACTGGAGTCGAAAAAACTGGTGAATATCTTATTCAACAAGTTGATCGTCAGGTTGGATTAGGCATGCTTGGTCTAGCTAATTTGCTTGCCCTGGAAGGAGTTACATACGCTGAGTTTGCAGAAGCAATTACTCAACATCTATATGAAGATTACGACACTATCGTGACTCCTGCTTCTCGTAAAATTGTTAAAGCACTTCAAGATGCAATTGATGCAGCTGCTGAGGTTGCACGCAAAGCCAACATGGACCGAGCGTTCGCAATCGCACCTACTGCCTCATGCTCTTATCGTTATACAGACCGAGCAGGCTACACAACTACTCCCGAACTGGCTCCACCCATTGGGCGTAACGTTGATAGGGACAGCTCCACATTCGGTGTTCAATCCTATGATTACGGTAATGTTGAAACAGCTGAAGAAGTTGGCTTCGATGTTTACAAAAAATCAGTTGATGGCATTATGGAAATGTTGTCACGTACAGGATTGGCGCATGGCTATAGTTACAACACATGGAGCGATGTAGTTACCTACACGCCTGAGTTTGTTGAAAGCTGGCTGCAATCGCCACAGACGAGTATGTATTACTCGCTCCAAGTCATGCAAAACACTCAAGCTAAAGATGATGCTTTGGCCGCACTTGATGGCGACTTTGGCACCATGTTTGGTTTCGATAATATCGACAGCGATGAGTCTCTCGATATCTTTATCGATCCTGCAGCCTGTGTTGGTTGCGCAGAATAAACACTATCTCCTATACCAATGAAAGCTGAAACTCCTTATCTCCACCTTCACGCACGCAAGCGTACCTGGACTCCTGTTCAAGTGTCTGCTGGTCATTTGCTTGAAGGCGGCGAAGATGTGATCAAACGGGCTCTTGCACTTCGGTGTCTAGAGATCCCTGTTGGTGACTTCATCTCTGAAGCAATGAAGGGAGACCTTCCCGAAGTTAAGGGCTGCAAAGAACTTCTGCTTTCTAATGTTGTTGACGAAGAAAACCATGATATTGCCCTCAATTTCGCTGCTGACGTGCACAAAGTCCCTGATCGTTTTGAAGCAGAAGCTCAGCGCATTTGTAAAGCGTGGCTGGAACTTGACCGTCATCCAGTACTTAAAGCCGTCGTATTGGAGAGATCCGTCTTCTTCGTTCTCCTACCGATCTTTCGATTCCTCGGAGACACGGGGCTGCGCACGACAAGCGCAGATGTCAGCCGAGACGAACAAACCCATGTCGCAGCTAACACGCTCGTCTGCGAATCCCTTGGGCTTCAATCAGACAAAGAGCTCAATAAACTTAGGCGAGCTACGGTTGCTTGGGTTCTTCAATCCTTGGAAGCCGAACATGCTAACAAGCATCTCTCGAAGAACTTCTGGATGGCTAGTTCGGACTCGCTCTACACCCGTGGTAAAGCAGAAGGACTGAGTGACACCCGTGCTTCCCGTATGCCTGCTTTCTTCGAAACTAATAACGTTAATTTGCCTCAGTATGCTTAAAGCTACGATTGTTGCACTGTTAGTGTTGGCATGTGTTATCGAATTGATGCATATTGACTATCACGAGCAGTGCATAAAAACTGAACATTTACATTGCAAATATGCCTAACATTGAATTCTCTGCTGCAGATAAAATTAAAATTCAAGTTGTGGAGCAAGAGATTGCTCCCGACACTTTTGATGATTCGCAACTACCAACTGATATTCATATTGTGACCTATACCTACGAAGGTAAAGAGCTTTTTGATGTTGTTCGTGCTTATACTATGGTTGACATCTTTGATGCTTATTTCGATAAGCTTGGAGACAAAGGTCGAGTAACACGTATTCGTAATGGTTACGGAAAAATCAAGCCTAAACTTTTTGGAAAAATTAAACAAGCATGAGAAAATCAGAATATAAAGATCAGCTATTGTCGCAGATTTCCAAACAGCTGGATAAGCTGACAGTAAAGCAAATAAGAACACTTATCGCTAAACATGCACTCAGCTAAACTTGTCTGGATTACTCCAGAAGCAGAAGCTCTTGTTGGAAAAATTGCCAGAGTTTCTAATCCAAACAACGAAGACAATCCTAACGTTGAACGACTTATTCGATATCTCATTAAGCACAAGCACTGGTCTCCCTTTGAGATGGCAAGCATGTGCGTCGAAATCCACACTACTAGAGCTATTTCGTCGCAAATCCTGCGTCACCGTAGTTTCACATTTCAAGAGTTCTCACAGCGATACGCCATTCCTACGGATAGCTTTGCAACAGTATTGCCTGAGCTACGACGTCAAGATACAATCAACAGACAAAACTCATTAGACGATCTACCTGAAGAAACAAAAGAATATTACAAGCAACGGATTGATGACTATTTCCGTGAAGGCGTTGAGTTGTACGAATCAATGCTGCATTCGAATGTTGCCAAAGAATGTGCTAGATCTGTCCTGCCACTAAATACAGTTACCCGTTTGTATATGTCAGGAACAATTCGTAGCTGGTTGCACTACGTCGACCTTAGAGGATCAAACGGTACTCAGAAAGAACACATGCAAATTGCTCGATCTGTTGGTGAAATTCTCGACACTCAAGTACCAACTATTGCTCGCGCAATGTGGGAATAGTCCTTATATTGGAGACTGACTAAAGATGATCAGTCATAATGAATTTTATTGCTGCAACTGTTGAACTCACCTTACACCTCGCAGATCAAATCAACGCTTATGGGCTTGACTATCGCGGCGCTACTGCTGTTGTGCCCGGTGGCAGTGGTAATGCAGAGGTGCGTCTTCGGGTGCTCTGTTACGACCGGCCCGGAGCAAAACTCACCGCCTTTGAATCCTGGAAGCCAGGCACAAGGGCGTTGATCACAGGGAATTTGGTGTTTAGTGACGACACTACTAAACCTCTTGATCTGATTATTACTACTCTCGAAACTAATGTTCCTCAAGACATGTACTGCAATCAGGTTGTTTTAGGCAATGCGTTCTTCGGATCTGATGAAATCAAAGAACGAAAGAATGGTCAAATTGCCGTAAAGATTGGCAGTACGCTTGATAACTCTGATGTCACTACTTGGCTATATCTTGAAACCCATGAAACTCGCAAAAAGAAACTCTCTGAAAGAATCCGCAAAGGACGCGCTCTTTGTGTTCAAGGTTACATCCGTGAATACCGCAAAGATGATTCTGACAGCCCTTACCGCGCCATCGTTGCTAGCGATTTCAGCACTAGAAAAGAAAAAGCACGCTCTAATAAGAACCCACAAACGAACGGTTCAGCAGCGGGCTACGCAGAAGTTGATCCAACGCCGGATTATTGAGCGCCAGTCTCATATTGATCTAAACAAACCTGGGTGGACAGCACCTATTTATTCAGCCACTGATGCCGGTTAACACCGGCTTTTTTGTTTGTGTGTTTAGGTCACATTAATAGAAATATATTCTTATATTGTGAGAGTCAATGAATAATAGATAATGACTCTCCAAGTCTTGCCTCCTGAGTTAACGGAGGCACCAAAAGATAAGATTGAAACTAAAGAGCCTCAACCCTATTGGAAACCTAGTTCACTAAAGGATGGAGAAAGCGAAGAATTCAGATTACTCGGATGTTACGAAACTGGACACGCCATTGTTGGATGGCAATATGCATCCGAAGTTCGCGATACGAAAACTGGTGAGCTTCGTTTTAATGGTTATGTGGTTACTAGGAGTCATCCTGGACAGCCAGAAGACCTTGCCCGAGAAACCGACTGGGCCAAACCCGATCGACCCAAGATTGACGGAACCTACGTCAAGCCCCGCAGATTTCTTGCGTGGGTTGCCACTTCCGCAGCAAGAGGTCGCATGGAAGTCCTATTCATTGAGCAGAAATCTATCCGTGATCAGCTGACTGAAATCCTCCAAGAGATTGAAGACTACACCTGGACTAAAGATGGACTTGCTAATTTCTCGATTAAAATATCACGCAAGGGAAGCGGCCTTGAAACGACGTATTCGATCCTACCTAAGGTACGTAAAGTGCCGGCAAAAATTGCTGCCGAATGGGAATCGAACAGAGATAGTATATGGCTCCCCAACTTCTTTGAAGGAAAGGATCCTTTTGATGGACGTCAAACTGATGAGAAAGGTTTGCCGGCTGGTGGCGTAGATAAACGCGGAGCTACTGTCATTCCAACTACTACTGAAAAACCTGTCGAAGAAGACAACACTGAATTTTAATTATGTCTAACGCACTCGAAAATCTGCCACCTGAAATGCAAGCACGTCTTGCACAAATTATGGCTGGACAAGCACCTGCTGAATCACCTCACCAAGCTGCTATCCAACAACCTGCACCTGAACCATCTCCACCGGTAAAGGTTCCGTCCCTGATGGATCATGTAATTGCACTCCGTCAGGAAGTAGCTGCTCTTCGTAGCCAGGTTGATGCCCAATCCAATGTTGTTGATGCAGTCGGCCAAGCCGTAGGAACTCTCTATCAGATGTTTCAACCATCAGCCACAGCTTCAGATCAGGGCTCAACGTTTGGTCAGAACTTTCAACAACAACAAGTAGATGCTTCTGACTTTTGATTACCCTAATTTTACTGTGATCATCTAGAGCGTCTCTGAATTTTTCAGTGGCGCTTTTTTAAAACAAATATATATCATGACTGACAAACCTTTTAGGATTCAGACTGCTGCTGGACACCGCAAGTATCTTTGCTCAGGCCTTTACCTGCCTTCTGTTACAACGGTCCTGTCCGGCACTGAATCGGAAAAATCTAAAGCAGGCCTTCGTGCCTGGAACGAAAAAAATCCTGGTGCTATGGAAGCTGCTGCCATTAGAGGCACTGCCATTCACCAATGTTGTGAAAACCATATTCGTGGTCTTCCTATTGACTGCCCAGATGACTACATGCCTTTTTGGAATGGTATGAGTCAATACCTTGATTGGTTTGATGAGATCTATTGGTCTGAGCGTCCACTTCGCCCTGACTGGAACGATCTGCGTAGTGACGACCGTGAAGTTGCCTATGTCTGGTCTACTGAGCACAAATACGCTGGGTGTCCCGATTTGATTGGCACCATTGGCGGTTTGAACGTTATTGCTGACTTCAAGACTTCTAACGGTCCTTACTGCTCATCCTCGCCTGAGCGGGGTGATCGTGCTGGCTATGGTGGCTGGCGCAAATTCCAAAAATGCGCACAGCAGTTAGGAGCTTATCGTTACGCGCTTAACGAACGTGTTGGCTTTAAATGTGATGTTGCCTTGATTATTGTCACCACAGAAGAGGCTACTCAAGGTATATTTATTGACGGAGATCAACTCGATCTCTACGAATCTCGCTTTTTGAAGCGGGCGAAAATGTTCCACGATATGCACCCAGATACAGATGATCAAGTTGCGGATATCAGTTAATAAGAGTTGTAAAAACAAAGAGAGTCAGCCTGCATATGACTGGCTAAACATCAATGAGAGTCTGGAGTGGCTTCAAGGGTGGGTTTCAGCTGGTTACGGCTGGTGTGCTACTCATTTTGTTGACAGGCATCGTCGTCAAGACAATGCTGTTGGTAGCAATGTTGTAGTCATTGACTTCGATGGCGACACCACGCTGGGCCGTTTCTGGCAGATGCAGACTGCACGTGACTGGTGTGTGGCTACTTACACATCATCTAGTCACACAGAGCAGTGCCATCGCTTCCGTGCCATCTTTCCTCTTGCTATCGACTTGCAGACAGCAGCTCAGCACAAAGGTGCTTATTGGCTTGTCGTCAATCGACTGCTTGCTGACTTAGGTCTCGAATCTCTCGAAGACAATTGCGGACAAAAGCGTGAGCGTCTCTGGTATGGCAACACCAATGCCGAGTGGCAGCTCAATCCAGGTGCGGAAGTTCCTGACTTTTTGCTTAATGATATTGACTATGAAGAAGCGGTTGATTTTGTCTCTGCTGAGGTCACTGATCAAGATGTAGATCGCTGTCAGTGGCTTCTGCGTAACTTCCTGACGCCTTCTGAAGATGGCGAGTATGAATCACGTTACGTGCCAGTTATGGCCGCCTGCGCAGCCGTAGGACAGCCTCTCTTTGATGACTGGGTTGATTGGGTATTGCGTGGTCATCATGGTGAAAAACGTGAGAACATTTTGCCATTCAAATGGCGTGGTCTCGGTAACCAATCTGGACCTGCTAAGTTATACTCGCTTGCTAAAAAACAAGACAGTAACTGGACATCACAGTTACCACCTGAACTTAAGTTCGGTGCCGTTGGATCTGCTGTCGGCTATACAGAGTTTGATCAGCTTCCCAACTTTGATGACGTAATCCATACTATCGAGGTAAAAGTGGAACCCGAATTTGAACCAATCCCTGATGCATCTCAGGCTGTTAAAAAGACTAGAGGTCGTCCTAAGAAATCAAGCAGTGATGCAGCTAAAGAACGTGAGAGTGATGTCAAGCAAGTTCTTGAGATTCTTTCTCTGCTTCGAAAAAATGAGTTGACTGGTGCTATCGAATACACAGATGGCACTGGCAAAACTGTTGAGCTTCAGGGCAATGACCTTGATCTCATGACTACCAAGCTCGCTTGTGAGCATGGGGTCTTTATCCCTGAGATGCGTATCAAGTCTGCTATCCAGTATGCCGCTCTCAAGCACAAGTATTGTCCAATTCGACGTTATCTTGATACTTGTTCAGCGCAAGCTATCCCACACAAAGATTGGGATCGTATTGGCGAAATTTTTCTTGGCAACAAGAACAAGCTGGCAACTCTTGCCATGCAACGCATGATGATTGGCGCCGTTGCGCGTGCTTACAACCCTGGATGCTCTATGTCTTGGCTGCCCATTCTCGTAGGCGCACAAGGTGTAGGTAAATCTCAATTTAGTAGAAGCCTTGTTCCTGAGAAGCTTTTCGCTGAGGTGTCTACTCCCCTCGACACTCTCATGAAAGAGCAGTATCGACTTCACGTTGCTTGGCTACTTGAGCTTCCTGAGATTGATCACTTCTTTCAGTCTCGCAACATCGAGAACTTTAAGAACTTGATTACTACTCGTTGCGATGAGGTTCGTCGTCCCTATGCATCACTCCCTGAGCGTTTGCTCCGCAGGTTTGTGATGATCGGCACGACCAATCGTAATCAGTTTTTGGTTGACAGTACTGGTAACCGTCGTTTTGTTCCTCTTGAAATTGGAGCTAACTTTCTCATTCCTTGGGAGCAGCTGCAAGAAGAGCGAGACATGCTGTGGGCTTCTGCTATTCAGGCTTACCGCAATGGCGAATCCTATGAGTTCAATAGTGGTGAAATTGCTCAGATCTCTGAGTACATTCAAGAGTTTGGTGATCCTGATCCTTGGATGGAAAAGATCAGTAATTACGTGGCATTGAAGCCTGAAGTTACTGCTGCTGACGTTCTAACACAAGCACTGGATCTTGATCCACGTGCGCAAGGTAGACGTGAAGCACGTCGTGTTGCTGATGTTCTCCAAACTCTTGGATGGCGTCGACTTAATACCTCACGAAAAGATGCAGTTACTGGTAAAACTAAGTCAGTCCGACTTTGGGTTCGTCCCAAGGATGATCCTCTTACTGAAGATCACATCCTCAAAGACTTCTGATAATTCTACTTTTTAACTTTAAAATGAAAACATCTGATATCCATATCGGACTGCGTGTCCGTGTGCTGTCTAATGACAACACCGCTCTTGTAGTTAGTAAGCCTGAGTATTACACCTCACGTTCTAAGCTTGTTCGTATAAAGTATGAGAACAGCACACGCTATGAATACACTACTAATCATTTGATTGAAGCTTTGCCTGTTGATGAACAATATCCAGAGCTTGGTGGTTCTTATGTAAAACCTGAAGGTGATTTCTAATATGCCTGAATCGCAGCCCAGCAAAAAACGTGGCGGTCATGCCTACGGTCGTCGTAATCAGCAGATGTCAAATACTGCCGAAGAAGGAGAACTTTGCATCTACAGCGGCCACTCTCTTGGTCGGTTTTCTTCTCATTCGATGCGTTACGACAGCCATCAAGCTTGTACTCGTTGCGTTGCCTCAGCACGGGAAGGAATGCTTTCCTTTGATGTAGACCGTTTACTCAAGAAATATCGATCAAAAGCTCTTAAGTTTTGGAGTCAAGTTGATATTGGTTCCCCTGATGAATGCTGGAACTGGAATGGAGTTATTAATCCCAGAACTAAGCAAGCTCAGTTTGCTTGGCGTCGGCCAGGAATCTCATCATCTACCCAGCATCATCCTCAACGTGTTGCTATGTGGTTGACTTGGGGTGATCTTGGGTTTACAGGCGTTAAGACCACTTGCGGCAATAAATATTGCTGTAATCCTTTCCATCTCATTCCTCAAAACATTGGTGTTTTTGTCGATAATGATACTTATTTAGAGTCATTCGAGCTTGCTTGTCAGATCCATACACTTAAGCAGCAAATTGCTGAGTATGTCATCGAAGAAGCAATCAAGGAAGAAGCTAAAAAAGCAGAAAAACTAGATGCTGAATTACGTAATGGAATGCTGCTTAATCCCGACACACAATTTGGTGATCGGTTTGAAGCTTTAGTCACTGATTTCTTGTCTGGAGCTCACATCTCTCAGCTTAATCCAGAAGATTCCAGCATGTTTAAGTTACCTACTGATAATGATGCTGAAAACCCCACAGATAACATTTAATTTATTTACACTTTTACAAGAGTCATTTAGTTATGTCAAGACGAACAGACTTACTTCAGCATCTTATTCAGTCCGACAAGTTCGGCGAAGAGAAGACTCAAGAGCAAAAGTTTCTTGCTGCTACTGCTGAATTGATCCTCACTGATCTAATCAATATTGCATCTAATGGTGTACTAGCGAAAGGTGCAGGCAGTTTAATTATCAATCTTCAAAACGATTCAACCACTTATATGAGTGGTTATGACATTGAACAGGATATTTACACTGCTGAGAAGGCAGAAGACGAAGATACCATCAAGTTTCTTCGATCTCTGCTTGAAGAAATTAACGAAAATGACTGGTTTAACAATGTATTAATTACTTTGATCAGTGATGCTGGAACAAGAACATTTAGTGTCGAAGCAGGAGGGAGCCAAGAAAGCCTCCGAACGATCGCAGAAGAATTTACAGGACAAGCTTAAAGTAGCTGGACTTAAACTTCCGCTGTATCCAACACCTCAAATCATTGAGCGTGCACGGACTGTTATGGGTGGTATTGACTACGATCCTACTTCTGATCCTGTTCAGCAAGTTCTTGTTGATGCAACGTCAGTTCCTTCAGTCAATACTAACCCTCTGCAAGAGCACTGGCATGGCAATGTGTTTGTTTCTCCCAAAGGGGCAGTGCGTACCACTCGAATTTGGTTGAACAAAACGATTGATGAGTATCGAAATCATTACATCAATAGTTTTGTATTTTTCACGAGTGCCTCAGAAATCATGAGAGCTGCTCCTGCAATCTTGGATTATCCATTTTGCATTCCTTTCAAACGTATTAAGCAGCTGCGGGCGACACCTAGTGGATTTGAACCCGTATGCCCGTCTACTTGGAATATTCTTGTGTATGGCCCGCCAGTTGATGCAGCCATTACCTCTATCGATAAAGTTTCACTATTCCACAACACTTTCCGTGATATTGGCCGTGTCTGCTTTAACGAGTTTGCTGGTGACAGCTGGACACGTGATCTTGAGTATTACACTGAAAAGCGTGGTGAAGTTTAATGCATAAGCAAATATCTCCTTCTGCTTTTATTACGCTTCCATCTGGTGACGAAGTCTTCCCTTCACGTCTTATCCATCGTGATGGAACAATTATGTGGAAGCATGCATTGCAAGCTGGTGATAAGCATTATGTGCCTACATCTCTCGCTCATGAAGCACACATAATCAAGACTGCAGCACGTCTTGAAGAATTGAATGCATGGGTATCCCAAAATCTTGAGCCATGGGATTGTTTCTTGCCAAAATTTTGGTATGACCCTCGTAGTATTCATAAACCAACAGCATCTGGATATGCTTGCGAGTTTCAGCACACTTCTCTCAGTACCAGCGCTGTGCTTGAAATGCTTGCACCCCATGTGCAAGATCATGAAACTCTTGTCTTGCTAAATAACAGTAACTTGTATTTCTCTAGGTGTTGATAAGGCCGGTTAACACCGGCTGCAGTTTGGGTAAATTAAGTCTATACTTTTAACAGAACAATGTATGATATGGACTACGAAAAATTTAAAAAGGATCTAGAAGAATTTGAATCCTGGGATGACAGCAAAATCATTAGTATGTATAACAAATCTGACGCTGTAAATAGTCCTTCGCATTACACACGTGGATCTACAGAAGCGATCGACATTATTGAGGAAGCCATTCAAGACGCACCGTCACCTGTAGAAGGAATGCTTCAAGGACAAGTACTTAAGTATCTCTTGCGGCTTTGGCTCAAAGAAAACTCTGTTCAAGACGCCAAGAAAGCTAAGTGGTATCTCGACCGATTGATTTCTAAGCTAGAAGACTAATGCCTGCACCTAAGCACGATCCAACTTTCATTCATGATAAAGAGCGTTACTTTATCAATTTAGCCAAGCAGGTTGAAACCGGATCTAATCATCCCATCGCTCCTGGTGGATGTGTAATTGTGCGCGATCGAGAGATCGTTGGTGATGGCCGCAGTATTCTCGCAGATTGCAAGGTTGAAATAGACTGTGTAACCTATGCAATAGCCACTGCTTGCAAGCGTGGCACACCTATCACAGGTGCCGTTATATATTCCACTCGTTATCCTTTTTCTGCCTCTGTCTTTCAGTTATACCTGATGGGCATTCGCAAAATTATTGTGTTGGCTCACGAGTGGGAGCCTTACTACAAAGACGAATATCGACGCAGTGCTCGACTAGCACGCGAACTATCTATATCTATTGAACCATTTTTTGAAAACGAAGATGAACGTTTCTCAACCAACAACCAAGCCCCCCGTTTCGACGACAAAGAAGAGCAATTCCAGAACAAAGACCTCTACACGTACAGCCCGGCGGAACGCGATGATTTCGACGCTGAACAATATCAACAACAAATCGATGACTCAAACCACTCTACTCTTTGACCTTGAATCCACTGGTCTGCTTCGTCGTGGCTCCAGTATCCACTGCATCGTTGCCCGAGATCTCAACAACTCCTCAGATGCGCTCGTATGGGATGTACCTCGTAACAACCTCGATCAAGGTGTTGAACAGCTACGTCGAGCCGATGTGCTTGTTGGGCATAACATCGCTGGCTACGACATCCCCCTGATTCAAGAGGGATACGACTTTGATTTCCAAGGCGAAGTTATCGACACCCTTGTACTTTCTCGTTTGTTCTATCCACATATCCAAGAGCGTGACTTCGAACGTCGTCCTATTGGCATGCCTCAGAAACTTTACGGCCGTCATAGTTTGGAGGCCTGGGGTTATCGCCTCAAATGCTTCAAAGGCGACTTTGGTAAGCATGATGGTGCTTGGGATACTTACACACCCGAAATGCTTGACTATTGCATTCAAGATACTGAGGTAACTGTCAAGCTCTACGAACTTATGCTTCGACGTATGCAAGATTATGCAACCACGTAAATCCCCATTAAAAGTTAAACCTGATTATCCTAAGGATAATAAATCGACTAACAATAAAGAAAAAACTAATGAGCAAGACCGAGACTACTTTGAAAGCTACAGATCCTTTGACCGTTGACGAGGTCAAGGCTGCTAGTGACATCTTCTTTCCACTTTTTACTGAGGTTGATGGCCGCATGCCTGACGGAGCTTCTGTTGAAGATACTTTGAAGGTTATGGAAGCTGTAGCCAAACTCGCTCATAAACAGCGTGCTAAAGCTAAAGAAGAAAAGATTAAAGAAAAATTTGGTTTCAACAAAATTGCTGAGGATGCTGATGATTGATTGCGTCAAACTTGAAATGGATATGGCACTGCTGATGACACAGCAGGAGGCCTCTGGATTCCGCTTTGACATGGACGCCGCAGAGCGTGTGCGTGATGAGCTCACAAATGAAATGCAGACACTGCTAGGCATCATCAAATCTCGCTACCCTTTTGTTCCTGGCAAAGTATTTACACCAAAGCGTGCAAACAAAACTAAAGGTTATGTGGCTGGTGCACCCTTTACCAAGCTAGAGGAGTTCAACCCAACCAGCCGTCAGAACATTGCCTGGGCTTTGCAAACGTTCCGCAAGGCTCGCTTCACCAAGCTCACCGATAGTGGTAAGCCGAAGGTCGATGAAGCTGTGCTGAGCGAGGTACGTGATAAAGCACTGCAAGATGGCAACACCCTGCTGCACGAAGAGTGTGAGATGTTTATCCGTCTACTTACTCTGCAGAAGTGGCTGGGACAGCTTTCTGAGGGTGCGAACTCTTGGTTCAATACGATTGAGCAGGACGGCTGCATCCATCACAGCTGCACACTTGCTACACAAACGGGGCGTAACGCCCACCGTGGTCCCAACCTCGGCAATGTCGTAAGTGCACCTTGGGCACGTCAACTGTTTATCCCTCACCCCGGTCACGTCATGGTAGGCGCTGACCTTGAAGGCTTAGAGCTTCGAGCGCTTGGGCACTACCTCAGCAGGTTCGATGACAATGCCTTCGCTGACGTTGTTATCAACGGCGATATTCACCAGCAGAACGCTGACCGTGTGGGTTGCACTCGTAAAGAAGTAAAAACCATTACCTACGCTTTCATCTATGGCGCAGGTGATGCAAAGCTCGGACACAGCTTGTGTCCTGAGCTGCCTGATATTGAGAAAAAACAACTTGGCACTGAGCTTCGTCGCAAGTTCCTTGCCGCTATTCCTGGATTGGAGCCATTAATTGATGCAGTCAAACAAAAAGTTCGCAATAGCGGTCGTCTTAGGGGGCTTGATGGGCGTCCTGTATTCTGTCGGGCTGAACATGCCTCACTCAACTACCTATTGCAATCCGCTGGAGCAGTCATCTCCAAGCGTTGGGTGGTTTTCGGACAACAACTGCTAGACGAAGCAGGGCTTGTCTACGATCGCGATTACACCCGTTGTGCATATGTGCACGATGAAGTTCAACTGTCTGTTATACCCCAACAAGTTGATACTGTTAAACAGCTTCTAGAAAATGCTGCTCCACTTGCTGGACAGTATTACAACTTTCGAGTTCCTATTGCAGCTTCTGCAGACAGTGGCGCGTCATGGCAGGATACACATTGAGATATCAAGTTCATATTGATACAATGTAAATTATGGAGAATCCTGAAAGTCATCTGTTTAACTTTCAAGTCGATGGACCGGCATTAAAACTGCTGGTCAGGGGAATGCGTTACTACTTAGAAAAGTGGCCAGGTGGTGATGCTAACGATCAGATTGCAATTCAAAACATGTTATTTGAATTAAATAAAGCACATCTTGAGTTGCAGTTTATTGAAGACAATAGCTAAACAGTAATTGAATGTTCGCCGTGGACTTCGGTTATTTCGTAACATTGAGTTATGGAACATTTTTGGCAGCGATTTCAAAAATCACTGAGGTTGCAGAAGTGGCCTGTGCTTTCTAATGCTGAGCATTTGCTCAGAGAGCAGAAGCGAAAGCTTGACAAATTATATGGTCGTAATGACAAATGAATATTCTTGCCGCTCTGATAATTGCTACGCATGGTGCTGGACCCTACGACTGGCATATGTCATGCGAAAGATGGCAAGAGCGTGCACATGAAATTCTTGCTGATGAAAAACTACCTGAAAAAGAACGCTGGTTTCTTGTTCGATATTTACGTAATAAAGTAATAGGTATATGCCCTTTTGACTGGACTGATAATGTCTAAAAATACAATCCCTATTGAATTTGATAAAGCATCCATCAAGATGCTGCTTAATACTCTAGATAAATATCAAGAGTCTCATCCCCTTGGTTCACCTGTAGAAAAAGATCGTTTTTCTGATATCTATAAAAAGTTAAAGATTGCTCTTTTTGAGCTCACTTTTATGGACGGCTAAGAGTATTAATAGCTACAATTAAATTACATCGTTCATCCCTAAAGGGACGCAAGTAAGGCAGAGCCTGAAGGAACGGGAAATTTCTTAAACACTATGGAGGTTTCCAATGTCTAACGTAATGATTCGTGGTCTCATGAAAGTCCACAAAGATAACCGTCGTGCTAGCAATGAGCAGGCACGCGAACTCAACCATCTTCGCAGTCGCTCCTACCGTGGAGTTCCTACTAAGAACACCAACTGGATTACCGCTGATGTTCACGGTAATTTTGTTTATCGTGGTGTTGCTTACACCAAATGAAATAGCCGGCTAACGCCGGCTTTTTTCTACTTTTTTATGAATAAAGATCTTCGTAGATATCGTCACTCATTTTAGGTCTAAAGGATTCACTCATTTGTTTATCCTGTCCAATTTCTCTATAGCGTTCTTGCTGAATACCAATACCTGGACTCTGCCCACCAGTGCCAGGTGTACGAATCTCTGTACGCTTTGGACCATTGGCTGCATAAGCTTGCCTACCATTCCAAGCACGAGCTTTCTTAAGAGCTTGACGTTGTTTACTTACAGCACCTGTACGTGTCAATGAATCTTTATCTTGATCAGAGACACGCCGTAAGTCAGTTTTTTCAGTGCGGAACCCTGCCACTACGTCTTACCATTGCTTTCTCTTCCATTGTAAGAGGTTCTTTTGCATTGGGCTCAGCATAAAAACACACAATCCAATCTGAATCGCGTGACAATAATTCATCCTGCATGGCCTCTTCTAGCATGCTTAGAGCTGCTAGTTGATGAGGCTCCTGGTAGTACTTAAAAATGTCTCTCAAAGATATCTTTGCTTTCACTGGAGACCAATCGTTGTTTGAAGCTCTTTAACTGCAACAGCTACAGGTTGAAGCACACTGACCATCTTCTTAGGGACTTCACGGTCAATCACCTGCACCACACCTTCAAGACGCTCAAAGCGGTCTTTATCTTCCACAACAATTAGCTCAACACGCTGTTCAAGATTATTCAATTTCTCGTCAAGCTTTTTAGCACGCAGGTGAGCAAAGGGGATACTCAATGCAATAGCAAAGAGAGAACTAACTACGTATTCCATCTATCTATTTTGAACTAATTGAAGTCTAATACAAATCACATCATCATGAGACCATCGTTGTCGATGTCATCGTCTTCCCAACCTGGGTCCATAATATCGGTGGGCATATTGTCATCTTCTGACTGCATCTTCAGCAGTTCAATGAATGTTTCTTCTGAAAGAATTTCAGGTAATCCTTCTTGCTTCTCTTCAATTTTGAAAACAACTCCGTTCTGAAGAAGCACATTCTGGACGCCGTTCTTCTGCTGCATGCGGGACTTGAGAAGTTTAACTGCAGTTCGCTCTAGTTCGTGCCGGCTCATACGAGATACTTCATATCGCGCACGCTGTAGTGCAAACCGTTGTTCTATCGTCAAATCCTTCATTCTCTAAATCCTCTGCAACAATACGTTCGTTGGCGATCCACTCTTCGATCAATTCTTTGGCAATAGTGTTGTAAAACTCTTGCCGTTGATACCACACTAGCCAATTTTCACTACCTTTGTCGTGATTACAACTTCGGCAGCATGGAAGTAAGTTAGATCGAAGGCTACTACCCCCTGCGGATTTGGGTTTTATGTGATCAAGAGTGGTGGCTCTATTCTCACGGCAGTAAGCACAAAGACCGCCAAAAGCATATTTAAGTTCTTGACGGAATTGACGCTTGGCGGAGCCTTTATTGAGGCACTGGAGAGAGAACATAAGTTCCTTCCAGTCTTCTGCGTAACCCATAGAGTTGTTATTAGCAACTTGGTTACAGTCTAATTGTCACTAGAGTCTTTAGAAGTATTCGTTCTATCTGATACATATGAAACACCCATTTCTCCACCTAGTGGTGTTTCACCTTGCTGTTTTTCCCAAAATTCCCACTCAGCTTCGTAAGCTTCTTCAGTCGCAGCAAGATACTCCTCCACAGCACTGTCCATTTTGTGTGGAAGAGTTGAGTAAAATTTTTCTCTATCTATTGCTCTTTTTATGTCGTCAGCAATGCTTCGGCTGTTGTAATGCCATAGCCATTTGCCATCAGGGGGTATCAACCCTTTTTTACAGAAGAGGGCTTAATAGCATTCAGCGCTTGAATCAACAGTTGAATAACACTGTTTGAGCGCAGAGGTGTAAGAGCAATAATTTCACTGGCAGCAGCGACAACGATCCAGAAGATCGGGCTTGCAAGTACTTCCATAACTATGTATCAATAACTGTCCTTATTCTAACTACCACGCTAACCACACTAAACCACGTAAGTTTCTATATACCTATTCTTTTATTCCTTCTACTTAGGTTTTAATTAAGCAGTTTATAGGGACTAGTGTGGTAACTGCGGTTTACTGTAGTTTTTGCAGCTGCTCGTATTTATCTTCTAGCAGGATGTGGCCGTATTGAGCTGTCATTCCTGCAGGAACATGACCAATAATCGAGGCAGCAATGCTGTATTCAATTCCCGCTTTACGCATTCGTGTTGCGATGTTGTGCCTAATGCCGTGAGCTGAGTGACCACAGCGCCGTTTCATGTAGCGACTGAAGTAATCACCCGCCTTAGGGTTAGTGTTAAAAGGGAAATTTTCGATAAATCTACGGTACTTATGATGGATAGGCACTTCTCGCCGGCTGGGCTCATTCTTGATTCCACGTACTTCATTATCGATAATGCTGAAGTGTGGGCATGGGTGATTTAAAATAATATCTTCTGGTTTCAAGCAGGCCAGCTCATTCACTCTGAAGCCGTGATACCACAGTCCCATAAAGAGTGGATGTTCTGTTAGTCCAACCTCTTCGTAATAACTAAGAGGAAGAAACGGATATTTTTTCTTTCCTCGCTTTAATCCTTTCAATGATCCTCGCCACGGATTATCGTCAACAATTTCCATTTGCTCGTAGCCAATTTGCCAAATGGTTCCGCAGTACCCCAGTTGCGTTCTCACATAGCTCTGCTTGTATCCCAAATTGTTCAGCTGTGCTCGTCGAAGGTTGACAAATTTTTTGTCCACTTCTTCAACCGGTTTGTCTTCAAAACCTCTGATTGCGTACTGCCATCCCCTGAGCGTGGCAGGAGCAACAGGCTGATAGCCCGCAACCGCTTCCATCAGTTCTTGTGTTGTGAGCATAGTCAGATATAAGTAACGCCAATACTGTTCTACCTTGACTCGTCCGCTTTCGTGGGTTTACCTTGAGGGGTCACCCCTGCGGGTGTTGTGTAATGGTAAGAACGTAGTACTGACGAGGGTTCTGAGTCTACAATACACTTCGAAAAACGTCAATTTATTGGCTTCTGGTTAATTTGTAGTTGTGACGAAAGCAACACTTTTTATTAATGCAAACGTTGCTTTTTTGACGTTAATATAATAGTGATCCCCGAAGAAGAACTACGTCAGGGGTGCCATCGGGAACCAAAGTTGTGGGGTTTTTTGTAGTTTCCACCCATGTAATTGAATCCCCTGCCGACTGATCATTGGTGGGGGATCCCTTTTATTATTTGCTAATAATATTCTTGTAAAAGTTTGCCTTCTTTTTCATTTTAGGTGTAGCATCAGGATCATTCAGCACTTTATTTGCAAAGGCCTTTCGTCCAGCTGGGGTGTCTGGGTGACCTGCTTTCGTAGCAGCTGCAGTAAACGTCCCCTTTGTTCCACCTTTTTTGCGGTGCGACATTTTTTCAAATGCTGCCTTGAGTCGATCGCCAGCTTTACGCATTTTTCTTTTTCTTCTCAAAATGCTTACGCAGTTGCGGAGGCATCTTTGAAGTGTCCGTATCTTTTACATCAATCTTGCCATCTTTATTGGTGTCCTTCTTTGTAGAATCAGCTTCTTCTTTCTTTTTATCAAAGAATGCCTGAGCCTTTTCTTTTGCTTTAGAGCGATTATTGTTAGACATTGATAATCTGCAGTGCTGTTCTAATTGTAATAAAATTAACGACGATACTTCGCAGTCTTTTTAGCAACATCATCTGGCTGTTTGCTGAACTGTTTGCCTTTGCGAGCTGCTGCACGTTTTTTAGCAGTGCTCCTGGCGTATTCCTTATCAGACAATGCTTCTCGTGCTTTTTTAGGCAGATAACGCTCACCTGTAGCATTTTTGCCTTGAGTACTATTTTTGCCAGATTTAGTGCCCCAGTCTTCCTTGGTCCAACTATCTAATGATTTTTGTGATTCACGCTTAGCCATTAGTCTTTATAGCCTCCACCTTTTGCTTTGTATTCTTTGGCCATCATTTGGGCTTTACGAGCAGACCATTGCCCAGGTTTGCCGCCTTTGCTGCCAGCTTTGATGCGATTAAAAATCTGCTTGCGTAAACCAGGCTTGGTGTAGTTACCTGCCTCATTGACTCGGGATTTAGCTTTTGCTTTTGCTTTCGATCTGGATTCAGCAGACATCACATGTTCTCCTTAAGTTTAGTTAGACGCAAGGCTTGCTTTTTGTGTTTGTCAGATGCGCCATGAAGCTGCTCGATAATTTCTGACATTTCACTATTAACATCAGATTCGTCAGCTGATTTATGCATTTCTTCTTCTGGTGACATTTTATCTTCAATTGGACCACCATGAATCCAAGCGTCACAGGTGCGATCACCTGCACATTTAAATTTGAACAGTTGGCAATAACCTAAATTTGCATGCTCAATAACATGCCGAGGATCAACATAAGGTTCTTCTTCTGTTCCAATACCTCCGCCAATGCAGCACATCACCTTCCAAGTTTGATCAAAGGCTCCACAGTTGCCACACCGAGCAGACATTGCTTCACAGATGTCTGTCTTAAACAGATCTGCTTTCTGTTGCCAAAACTCTTCGTTTGGATAGTCAGGATTCAAAGGACCGTAATTAAAATTCTCAATGGTCCAATTCCTATTTTTTGTATTTTCATGCACATCCGTGGTTGCCAACGGGCATGATTCTTTGTGATAAGTTACATGTTTACCAAGCATTGCTTGGGCTTGTCTTTCAGAATAATCCATTACCACTTCACCTTATGTGACCAATAACGTGCAGACAATTTACTGGGCTTTGAATCTTGTGCATTGTGTCGAGCGTAGTAAGACTTTTTGCGTGCCTTATCTTTGGCCGACTTAGGATTTTTACCAGCACCTTTTACGCCCTGTTGACCAAAACGAATCAACTTTTCAGTGCTGCCTACTTTTGCAAGTACTGCATGGGATTTTTTCGGATGATTAGGTGTACGTTTTGGCTTATTATAGCCAGAAAAAACTTCACCCGCTTTACGAATAGCCATGCTATTGCTTACGCTACTACCCTATTTTAGCGGCTCTAAAGGATCATCTTTGCCAGCACAGATAGCAACTGCTCGCTTGTAAAACATATTATCTCGTTTCTCTTCTGGAAGGGTTTCAAAATACTCTTTTACTTTTTCCCAATTGGTAAGTTCGTCTGGAGACATTATTCAGTAGAGGCAAGGAACTCCATCTCGGCATGCATTTGATCACTAAGAGAAGACACCTGCGCACAGGCACCAAGAATTAATCCACGTTGATTTGGTGTCAGTTTAGCGTCAATAGCATCTTCTGATAGGACAGCAGCAATGTCTCCAAGAGACATAATAATTGCAGGCAAACCCCACTTTTCCACCAATCCATGCATAACTGAAAGAAGTGGATTATCACCACTTTCAATTGCATCCCAAAATTCTTGGCGTTCCTCGTTCGTCATTAATTACATCCAAGGGTTGCTTACATTCTACAAGTTAGAATTGTGGTATACGATTTAGAATCAATATGGCCAAACTAACCTTAGAAACATTTAAAAACTTTTTCAAGTATTACAACGAAGAAGAGCATCAAATTCGTGCCATTGAAGAATTATATTCTGGATTAGAAGGCAATGTTTGCACTGTCTATCTTGATGATCAAAGTGATTGGGTTCTGAAGTACCGAAATAAAGTTAAACAACCCACTGAGTCTATTCCAGAAAAACAGTGGCCAATTACTAAAAATCAAATGGCAAGTATTATGGGATGTAAATCCAGCAGCTTGTCAGATGAATTAATGAATGACTTTGCTCGTTGTGTTGATCTCTACGACATGGATCTTAAGAGCATTGCATATTTTCTTGGCCAGTGTGCTCATGAAAGTGCAGGACTTAAGTGTGACGTAGAAATTCATGATGGATCAAACTACGAATGGCGTAGAGATTTAGGCAATATTTATCCCGGTGATGGTGTCAAGTTTGCTGGAACTGGCTGGATTCAAGTAACCGGACGTTATAACCATCAGGCTTTCTCTGATTATCTACAAAAGAAAGGTGAGTACGATTCTAAAATTATGGAAGTTGGCAAAACCCACACCAGTAAAAAATACCCGTGGTCAATTAGCGGGCATTGGTGGTATAACAACAAGTTGAACGAATATTGTCAAAGCAATCCACCCGTCGACCGTGTGGGTCAGCGGGTGAATGGTCGTTATTTACCTAACGGCTATGAAGCACGTAGACACTACAGCAAAGCATCTTTCGATGTGCTTGGACTACAGTATCCAGGGAACTGATCACTCAGACGTTTCTTCTTTTTCGACTTCTTCTTCAGGACTAAACTCAAGAGTTTCAATCAGTCGCTGAAGATAGGAAGCGGAGAACTGCTGAAGTTTTCCGTCACCAGTTGATCGAGCGGCGGCGTAAGAGTTGATCGCTTCTACCAATTCAGATTGTTTGCAGGACATTTCTATAGATTAATCAAGTTTTAATCTAACAAAAAGCCCCAGTTAAGGGGCTTTGGCTGCAGGGTTTATCACAATAATCAAGCAATGCCAGCATCCACTAAGCGGCGCTCAAGAGCTTCAACCTTAGCGATTGTTTCTTGCAGAGCAGCAGTAAGCAGTGGCACTAATTTGCCTGGATCGATACCTTGTGGAGAAATAATTGACTTTGTTTCTGTAACTGCTTCAGTCAAAACGTTACCATCTTCGTCCAAAACTGCTGGCGTTACTTCGACTTCTTGCTCTTCCATCGCATCTTTTTCGCCAAACACTGCTTCTGGAACGACGTCAGACAGTTCGTGAGCAATGAAGCCATCAATAGTTTGACCGGGTTCTGCAATAAAGTTAAATCGACAAGGTGTCAATAACTTAAAGCGATCAATACCATCCGATAGACTTGTCACATTTTCCTTCAAACGATAATCTGAAGTAGTGACAAAAGTAGCGTTTGACGTTGTGACATCAATTCTGCCAACTTGCGTTCCACTACGGAAAAATCTTATAAGATTTCCATTCGAGTTTCTATTACAAAAGAGGGAAGCCTGAGTGCTTCTTGATATAAATAATGACGTTCCGGTGCTGTTTTTTTCAAAATTTGCACCAATTGTTGTGTTATTAAAGCCGGGGACAGAAGACGAATTTTGATGGATAAGTATGTGGCCGCTCGAGCTTATGCGCATCTGTTCCGCAGGCGTATTGCTTGCGGATGTATAAAACTCCAGATCGGCATAGTTTCCTGCTGTATCTTGACGTGATTTAATTGCTGCTGTTCGCGCAAAATCATTGCCACCGCCGTTGTTTGGGGTGAGGTAAAGAGCAACGTTTGTATTAACACCTGAGCCTGTGTTTTGGATGCACATTGTGCCTCCTTGACCGCCTGAGTTAATGCCTCGCGCCGTTACTTGAGCGATTGGGCTACCCGTCCCAATACCAACGTTGCCATTAGAAGCGATGCGCACTCTTTCGCCACCATTGACAACTGCACGAAAATCATTACTTAATGTTTGTAAGTAAGTAGTACTTGTAGTTCCCGAATCTGCAAAATGTAATTTACATGAACCACCCGTTGTAGTAAGAGATAATACATCCCCCCCACTCGCAACAATATCTAATTGGCTACTCGGGTTACTCGTGCCAATACCAACCTTGCCGGTGGCACCGATGCGCATTCTTTCTTGGCCGCCGTCGTTGTTAGTGGCGTCACCATGGGTTCTCGTAAAGAACGCTAGATCTGCACCACTAGAGCCACCTTTGCGTATGGCACTAATTTTTGCATTCTTATTACCAGGCCCGCCACTACCGCTTACTCTAAACTCGATGCTTCCATATAGATCACCGTTGTTGGGGGCTGAACTAAAGATACTTATTCTTTGATCAGTATCAGATGCACTACCTACTGTAAGTTTTGTTGCAGGGGCAGCCGTGCCAATACCAACGTTGCCGCTGGTGCCGACAATCCTGAATCTTTCAGTCCCGCGAGTATTCAGAATAAAACTGCTCTGCGAACTGGTGGCGGCATCATCTACATTTAAAGCAACGTTACCAGCACTACTGTTTGCATTAATATCAAAATGAACGTTTGTAGTTGTGTCCGTAAAACGCATTTGCGGATTTGAACTACTTAAATGTAATGTTTTAAGAGGATCAGCCGTGCCAATACCGACGTTGCCACTGGAATCGATGCGCACCCGTTCGGTTACGGATGAATTTGCAGAGGAAGTGCCGAAAGCAATCTCGCCATCATCTTCATTTGCCGAATCGAGACCGTTGCGGAAATCGATTCTAGAGACGGTGTTACCGTTCCACTGTCCAAGAATCTGACCACCAATCACATCAGAACTTCTGGCGTTGTCTACCGAAAATTTTGCGGAGCTGTTAGCCGTAGCCCTAGCAAGAATAGTAGGACTAGTATCTACGACTTCAATCTTTTCTGAAGGACTGTTCGTCCCAATACCAACGTTCCCACCTGTCACGTTGACGCCAGCAGAGAACTCACACGTTCCAGTAACTGGGTCATTACTTGAATCAAGTTTTAGAAAACGAGCGTCAAGTGTAGTTAGTCCGGTAGCTTGAAAAGATCCAGACCAGAATCCATTAGGTGGTGTGCCTACATAAGTGTAAATAACACCGTTATCTGCTTCAAACGTTTGTCCGTTAGATGTTGCAGTAGGAAAATTAATCTGGGCCATTTCTGTTTCCTTTAGATACTTCTATTGTATTGAAATCACTCAGCAGGGACTTCTTCAACTTCAGCAATGCTTGCTTCATAAGCAGCAACAACTGCAGGAGTCCAAAGAGCATCAGCAATTACTTTAACTTCATCAGGGGCTTCACTCAAGTCAGAGCCAGGAACAAAGACTGAGCGGTGATACTGACGACCAACTTCTTCGCCATCACGTTCGACAACGGTAGCAACACGCAGTTGGATTGTTTGATCAGGAAGAATTTCTTCTTTAAGTTCTAGGCGTTCGGTATAAGTAGCCATATTAGGAACCCACGACTGTGGGAGACAGGTTTAATAGCCGTAGTTTTGTGCCGTTGCGGGCAATAATCAAGCCCCAGTGAAGTATTGTATTGAGAAAAATAGAGAAATACCACTACTACTGCAGCTAGATCCATTGACGTTTGCGGTAGTAGTAGTGCTGAGATTAAATTGCAGATCAGCTTTATTATTGAATTGCAGCATAACAAGCCCATTTGGTGCTCTATTGCTTGCACTATTGCCAAATCCAGTGTAAATGCCGACTGTTCCAGAACCCCTCTCATTTCCTGAATTAACATTGTTGAAAGGAAGTCCATTTACCCTTAATGCATTGCCAGATGAATTGGTTGAACTGCATAAGATACGTCCAGTGACAGAGACTAGACCGCCGACCTTGGTGTATTTACCGGTGCTTGTAGTATAAACTGCAGAGAAATTACCATCAGCACTTTCAAGTTGAGGGGTAAATAATCCTTCTTCGTAATCGTCTAATGCGTTTGCTGCTGCGGTGTCAGCGCCGAACTTAAGACCATCAATGTCAACACGAATTCTTTGGACCCTTGAGGTGAAAAAGCCTAAAAAATCGCCATTGTGATGATATCTAATTCGTCCCATATCAGCGTGATCGTCATCACCAAAATCAATCCCGGCAATTTGTGCAGTACCGGTCCTCATTCTAATGAGCTGACTTGATCCACCAAAAGCTCCTAACGTAAGTATTCCCTCTGGATCACTATTCCCAATACCAACGTGGCCATCAGAAGCGATGCGCATTTTTTCACTATTGTCAACAGCAAATATAATTGTGCTGTCTGCTTTTGCATTACCTTTGTCGGCATTAAATTTTAAACTTGCTGCATTCCCGTCAATTTCAGAATGACCGTCAACAGTGTCAGTAAGCCTAATGTTTGGCGCTGTAGATGCTAAATCCAACAGTTGAGAAGGACTTGTTGTACCTATACCAACTCTTGAATCAGTAATTGCAACGACTGTACTGGCTCTGCTGTTATGACTAATCTTTAACTGATCTAAAGATCTATCTGCCCAAATTTGCCAGTTGCGTTGACCTTGGTTTTCAATAAACAAGCCAGCGCTGTTAGTTCCAGTATTGGTTGCAGATACTTTGATTTGTGGATTACTAGCACCTCGAACGTCTAACAACATGCTGGGACTACTCGTCCCAATACCAACGTTGCCGCTGGAAGTGATGCGCATGGCTTCGGAGTTATTGGTAGCGATTGCTAGGTAATCTCCATTATGGTTGTATTGAAGATAGCCAGCGTATTCACCCAATCCAGTGGTGCCATCAGCAAACATAAGGGTACCGCGATGACTGGTGCCTGAAGCAATAGTGATACCACGGTCACCTGTTCCAGCTTCTCCAACAACTAAATTATTTGAGGTAGAGTCGTAATCATTAGGAGTACTCGTCCCTATACCAACGTTGCCTCCAGTAATATTCAAGCCACCAGTAATGGGATCATTTCCTGAATTCAACATCAGGTAACGATCGTCAAGTGTGCCTGATTGAGAATTACTATTAGTTGTATCTGGTAGAACAGTAGGATCCCAACTATCAGGGCTGGCATCTACCCACTGAGAACTATCAGCATCCGTGTAATAAATATACAGACGACCGTCATCTGAGTTATACCACAAATTTCCGGACTGCGGATTAGAGGGTGGTGTCGTAGTGGCAGGAAGTTCTACTTGTCCATCATCCGCGATATTTCCTACACCACTAATTCTAATAACGTTGTTATTACTGTCTTTTAAAAAGATTGCAGGATCATCTGTGTTGTAGTTAATTGCAAGTTCGCCGTATTCCAACTGACTAGCAGTAGGCGTTTTTGCAGAACCACTGGCCAGCACATTTGAGCGCTTAAGTTGAAGTCTCATGGTAACAACCTATAACTACTGGATAAAAATCCTGATACTATTCTAATCAATACGATCCACCATCTAACACATAGTTGGCATCATCTAAGGCTGCTCTAAGTGATGATGGAGCAACTGCCGCTGCTGACTCTGTTCCTGCAATTGCTTCTGAGTTAGTTGCCAAACGAACAAGACCTTTTGTAGTTGTAGTTCCATCGACAATTTGTATTCCGCCTAAGCGTGTTTCAAGGGCTGCCGGAGTGACAACAGTATTTGTAGAGGTTCCCGCTGTCATTTCAGCAGAAGTTGCAATACGAATTGTCCCGTCAGCCGTCTGAGATGCGTAGTTGATATCAAAATCAAAAACTGTTCCAGTTTGTTGAACTGTTAATGGAAGATTTACAGTTACGTCAACATCACCAACGACTTGAGCAACTTGAGCAGGTGTAACTGCGGTTGTATTGTTTGTCCCTGTAGATAGTTCAGATGCAGTAGCAATACGGATTACTCCGTTAGAAGAATCTGTTGCATATGGAATTGCATCAATCGCATCTTTTACTTGTTTAGGATTAACTGCAACATTCTCTACTGTGCCAGCAGTTACTTCTGAATCAGTTGCAATTTGAATAACACCGTTTGCACCGCTGGTAGCGTAAGCAACTGTAACTTGAAAATTGTTGTCACTTGTCTCTGTTACTTGAATTGGAGCAACACCAGATACAACAACACCATTCAAGGCAAAGACCATTTGATCTGGAGTTACTGCTGCAGCAACTGAAGATCCAGCAAGTGCTTCTGCATTAGTTGCAAAACGAACAATGCCTTTATCTGTAGTATTGCCAGAGTTTATTTTAATAACTTGATTGTCTAAATAAACTGGTAGTTGTGCAGTTAATGTGACATTACTTACTGAGGTATTTACAAATCCAACAGTGGCTGCATCCGTATTGGCACTAGGAGTTCCGTTAATAGTGACATTACCTGAAAAGCTACCTGTGGTAAAAGTAACGTTTTGCGTAAAATCAGCACCTGCAAATCGTGAGTCTGAATCAATAAACAGACGATCTGTTGACTGCAAGACTTCTTGATAGCCTACAGGATTGAGAACAGTAATTCTTCTGTCAGCCATATCAAATTACCAAGGGTGCAGAAATTTCAATGTTCATTTCATTAGTGTCTAGGGCTACACCAGCTTGAATGAGAACAGATCCTGCTGTAGTTGTATCAGGAGTTGTAGTGTAGTTGCCTGGTGTTGTAGAACTTAAGTAATACAACGTACCTGGCGTAAGATTGGCTGGAGAACCATCAACTACTGCTGAAGCAGAAAGAGATGTAATAGGCAACGAACTTGTGTAAGTGACAGTCGTCCCGCCTGTGGCTGTCGTTGTTGCTGCACCAGCTATTCGTGCTGTCGAGAGAGACGATGCATCAGCAAGAGCAGCTTGTCCAGTAGAAGTCAAATACAGCAGAGATCCAACCTGTGCAATGTTTCCAGAAGCCATTGTTGCGGTGAACAAGAACTCGGATGTGTTTTGGTTTGGATTAACAACATTGTCATCTCCAGTTAGCCGCCAAGTTCCGGGGCCTTGACCGGTTGGCTGTAGATAAATCCAAGCACGACCGAATTCGGTTTTGGTGTCACCTACGGATGGCATCTGTTACTACACAACATCTTTTATTATTTTAACTTGTCTTCTCCTTCCAATAGTTTGTTGAAATCTTGCAAATCTTTTGCAATTTGTTCTTTCAGAATTCGATTAAGAATATTTTGATATGTCATCACTAATTTAGCTGACACAATCAATTGCTTACGTAGCTCGTCAATATCTGAGCACTCGTTAATTTCATCAGCAATAACCCTAAGCCTCAATTGACCTTCTAAAGGAATGTCAAAATCATCTTTGCTAAACATTTGATTATTGCTATTTATTTAAATACTAACCAGTTGATTTTTTAAATGTTGGCTAATGCCACAAGTGCATCAGTTTTGAATCCTGAATAAGTTGTATTGCTATTAAGTGCAGTTCGAACTCCTTCAAGTGCTGTAGTTAAAGTATTTAGTTTAGTTTGAACGTTTACGGTATTTACTAAGGTTTCGTTACCGTTGCTGTCAACAACAAAATTAGTAATAAAAAGACTATCAGCATAAACACCTGAACTACGGACGCTTAATTGCTTTCCATTAGTTGCATGCTTCCAGCAGAAATCTTCCGTATCACCAAACTCCCATGCCATTTCATTGGCAAAAGCTGTATTTCCAAAAGTCACATTGTTAGTTGAATCACTAGCAAGTTTAAGTGCTTGTCTACTGGAAGTTACGGAAGAACTGAAATCAACGCCAGCAACTGCTACGTCATTGGTAGTAATTGAAAGTGAAGCAAAGCTACTTCCACTGAGAGTGGCATAAGTTGCTGCAGCAAATGTTTTAAAGTCGTCCACATATTGACGCGTGGCGGCATCTGTTCCAAGCGATGGTGTAGCCACGTTATTAATTACTTGTCCTCCCATATTTAATGCACCCGAGAGAGTTCCTCCCGTTAGAAGCAGGTAATTATTCAAATCTGAATTTGTAGGCAATCCAGATACTGTTGTACTTAAGGAACTAATCGATGAAGTATTTGTATCAATGTTGGATTGAAGTGTTGTGTCTGCTGCATTACTTGCAGTCTGTACAGCAGTTAGTGCAGTTTGAGTAGCTTTTGTTGAAAGATCTGATTGCAGCGTTGTGATGCTACTTTGCAAAGCTGAAGAATCAAAAGCAATTGAGTTAGACCCAAAGGTTACGGTTGTTCCTCCTGCACCTGTAATTGCCACATCGCTTGCATTGCCTGCACTATCAAGCAAACGAAGACCTGAAGGTGTAGTTAACGAATAAGTAACTGGAGAAACATTTTCAAGAGTTGTAACTCTTGTATCAAGTCCACTGATCTGCGTCGATGTAGTAGACGAAAGCGTTGTTACAGTTGACTGCAGTGTTGTAAATTCAGTTTCTTGGCTAAAGTCAGGCGTTGACGTTTGCCATGCACTGCCACTGCTCACATACAGTTGCAGAGTGCTGCTGTTGTACCAAAGTTCACCATCAGCTGTGATACTAGGAGCAGTTCCACTTACTGTAATTGTTGCTCCAGATGAACCCTGAGAATTATCAATTTTAGTGTTCAGGAATTCAAGAGTATCAATCGACCACGCATTAAATTCCTTTTGAGTATCAACTCCTGTAGTTGATGGAAATACAGAAGGAACTGCGCCAAGATCAGTTACAGTTGTCGATGCAAGTGCTAGTTGATCTGTATTGATCGAGGTAGATGTAACTAGAGTCCACTGATTTCCTGTATACAGGTAAAGGCTTTGAGTACTCGGCTGATACCATAAAGCACCTTCAATAGCACTGTTAGGCTGAGTATCAGAAAGAACTGTCAGTTGATCTGCACCATTTGTTTGATGAAAGTCACCGCCAATCCAAACCATCATTCGGCCTTGACGTTTGTCAAACCAAAGATCACCATCCTCAGGATAATTAAGCCACTGACCACCAATTACAGCACCTTCTGAATCAGTCTCAGGCAGCCAGCCAGGAGGATAGTCTCCTACACCAATATTGCCCCACTCCTTTTTAATATCTAAAATTGCATCACGAATTCCTGCATAACTTGGCGCATACTCATTCGGTAGAGCATTATTGCGAAGACGCAGTTCATTGAATGCTGCAACGATGCCAGCGTATGAATCGTTCTGATAAGTAGACACGCGCAACTATTAACACTACTATTTCTATTGTAGTGAAGCAGTATCGCATTCTTGCTTAAAACTGACTGGTCAAAAACACATATCCAAGCTCAACGTCATCTAAGTTAAGTGCTTCTGCAAGAGCTGCGACTACTTCAATCGTTGTTATTTCAGATCGCTTCATTTGTTCAAGAAACTCATCGCCCACCTCTTGAATTTCTTTTGCAAGCTTCTTTTCAAACTTTAAGCGTGATTCAATACTAGGAAACGTATTAGGTTCTTGAACTCTTATCTTGTTGATAAACATTGCAGCAATTGAATGCTTGCATACTTTAAATCCTTTTTTGTATTGCTCAGTTGCCCAGCTTTCAATAATACCTGTTGCTTGGGCAACACCCTCAATATCAAATGAATTAGGACTTTTTGCACTAGGTGCTGGATACCTAGATTGCCTATTGATTCTTCCTGTATCGCTATCAAAGGTTTCTGGCTGACGTAGTTTGCCTCTGATATGAGCAGGGCAGCTACATGAGTAGAGATCTGCATATGAGAGAGTTCTTCCTGTCAAAAATATTTGATCGAGAAATGGGTCAATACTTAAATTAATTTTTTGCCAAGCACTTTCGCCTGGAATTAGTGGTTGATGAAAATAGTTGCCATCTTCATCGATGTCTACATCTTGATACGTAAAACTATTAGCGGGAAATACAATAAATCTATTTTGTTCATATGGAGTATAGAGTGTCAGCGTACTTTTAAATATTGTCGATGTAATCTCTAATTCATTTGTGGCTGGACGTGCCATGACTGATTGAATTGTCCAAGGCATAATTGCATAAGATGAAGTTCCTACTTCACTTGCAACCACATCTCCAGTTAGATATTTATTGCCAAAATACTTTTGGTAGTCAGACTTTCTAAAAAAGAATGATCCTTGCAAAGTACTTGTTGTATTTGTTGTGTTGAAAATTACTTCTAGGCTGGCTATATCACCAAGCGTTGGTGGCAAGTTAGTTGTATTCTTTAGAATTTGAAGCTCTTCGCCAGTGCGAGAATCATTTTCAATAACTTCAAAGTATGTCTCAAAATCTTTGAATTCAGTCAGTGAGGTGACAGCAGTGACGTTGTAAAACTCAGGGGTATAAACAATTTGACCAACTAATGCTTGAATATCATTGTTGTTTTCTTGTATGAAGCTTGTTGCCATGATGTCACTCAATGGCATGGTTGCTACGATCTGCAGTCCATCTTTCGAGCTTTTGCCTTTATATACAGCAGGTCGTCGATTTGAAGTTAGTACTTGCTCAATATTGGCAGAGGCATTTCCATCAGTTACTCGTTCGCCAAGTGATCGCAATAAACTTGCATCACTATTAGCATTGCCTTGAACTTGAACAACAACTTCTCTATTCAAATATCCTTCAGGAAAATTAATTTGATCTGCTTCTATACTTGTAATTACACCTACAGAATGCTGAGCTGAAGCCGATCGTTTAATTGTATAGTGAGTTCTACTGTCAGAATTTTTAGTTGCAAACCTATATCCAGTAAACGTTACTGGTGTTTCAGCAGGAGTACCTTGATACAGAACAGCATTAGCCGCGTCGTAGGGTAAATACGCTGCTTGATAGTAGTACTCCGTGCCCTTGCGCCATCTGGCCCAAGTACTATCCATATCGAATTGCTCGATTGCGCTTCTAGTTACTGTCGAGCCATAGCGACGATCGCTTGGATAATTGCCTGCAGCCCCTGGCCCTTTCGCTTTATCTGTTCGATTGTTGACCTCAGTTACAGCAAATGACTTCGATCTACCAAATGATTTACTACCGAAGCCATTTTGCTTTCTAGGCATCAATAGAATCCGCCTTGAGCTGCAATAACAGGAGTGCCAGCACTGTTAGCAGGCCCAGCAAGCTGCAACGAGCACCAAAGAACAGAGCCTTTTGGAATATAAAGTGCACGCACTTGTGGATCACCGCCAGTACCTGGCAACGGAGCTAAAACTTTCGGCAGTGAAGTACACGAACGGATTTGTCCCGCAGTAGTGGGGCTATCAATTTGCTGAATGTATGTCGCGTCACTTGGCCTGAGATAATCTACTGCTGTGCTGAGATAAAACACAGCTTTGTATGAAACTGTACTACGTGCAATTACGTACAGATCTTCTACAATTGCGCCATCATTAGATGTGCAATCAACAAGGACAGACGACTCATTAGTTCCCAAAATATCGAGACTTGTTGCAGATCCTGAAGTTAAACTGTTTGATTCAACAACTGAATGAAACGGACGATCAACCAGCAGGGGTTGTTTATTAGTAGCTGTAGTAGCCATTATTTGTTACCTTTACGAATTGTAGTTTTAGTAGATCCAGGAATCATTGAGCCATCGTCTGGAGACATGACTTGAGCTGCTGCTTGTGCATCAGGTACGCCCTGAAGCGTAAGTCCGCCCTCAGAGTTTCCTGACATTGTAGAAGGAACAGCACCAGGATTAAAGACTCCACCCTCCTGTGCCATATCCATGTCAAAACCCATCATTCCAAGGGGACCGACTTGATAAGGAAGTTGATCACCTGAACCATAAAGCTTTTCACCACGTTCAGCTGCTTGCTGAGCCAAGTGCATTGGCTCCATCATGTCTTGCGATTCACGTAGAGGTTGTTGAATCGAACCGTAGGCAGCATTAAGACCACGGCCTTCTACAATGTTTTGATTTCGATCGGAGTTAGGTGCATAACCAGGAGTGCCTACTTTGCTAAACACATCAGGTGTGAACACTTCATCACCGTAAGGAGACTGAGCACCACCATCAAGGCTTGAAGGGGTCGGAGCGCCTCCTCCCATTGACTTACCCACCATCGGGTTATTCATCATGTTGCCGGCTCCCTGAGGGGCCATAGGCATAGGCTGAGGTGCACCAGCAAAGGTGGCGTTTGACTGACTTGTCATAGTCGGGTCAACATCACCTGCTGCTTTGCGACGGTTAATCTTTTCTTGAGACATATCAAGCTCCGTAGATTTGTTGACGGTTGTTCAATCCGGGATACTGCATGCCTTGAGCAAGCATTGCCAAACGCTCAGCAGCTAGACCACCTGAAATTTCAGGATCAACTTGTGGTTGTATTGTTGCGGATGTTTCACCATCAGCAAAACCTGTTGTGTTCAGTGGATCGCCAATAATTTGATTGCCTGCAGCATCAAACCGTGGTTTAAAAATACCAGTAGCTCCATCAATCTGGTCTCCCGCCATCAAGTTGCTGTTGCCGTACTTGGGATGACGAGATGCTTTTGAAGCTTCGCCAGATCCATTTTCGTAAACAGACTGGATACCAAAGATAAAATCGTTTTGCCCGGCTTGAGCGATAGCAGCGGCTTTCTTGGATTGATAATCCGTATCTTTTCCGCGACCCATTGTTATTTTTTGAGTTCCGTGATGCATGGGTTCACAAAGTATTTCCTAGATATATTCTAATACTATCGATAGTTTTGGTTTAACCAAATGCGTGAACCCACTGCTGTGTCTGCAGGACCAGGAATAGCCATGACAAATTCAGATCCTGAGCGTTCAAATGCATAGCGACGGACGTCAGGACGCCGATAGTTAGGAACATATAGAGTTTCAGCAAGACGGTCAACTTCACGTAGGTAGATCTCACGTGCATATGAATCGCCTTTCAAAGGATCAGTCGTGCGAATTGTTCGCTGAACATCACCAGCAATCTGTTCGATCCGGCTTGCGTTTACTTGACCATTAGCAGTGTCATAGTATTCACTGGCTTCATAAGCAACGTCACAGCGGCGAATGTGATCAACAATTTGATTGTAAAAATACTCATCTGGGATGAGCGCCATTGCTTCTTCTAGACGAGCACGATCACCAGCAGGAAGTTGTGAGCCAGAATTAAATCCTAGATGGAATCTAGTTTTTGACTTCAGTAGTTCGTTTAGTTCCATTAGCCAAGAATCCCATCACGTGTATATGCTGCTTTTAGAATCTGCTGCAATTCATACTGTTGATCGGGTGTCATCTCTTTTCCTGCAGCCTCTTGTGCTTGCAGTTCAGCCAAAAGTGCTCCTGTTCGTCCAGATTCCTGCATTGCAGATTGTTGAGCTGCTGCTCCTAAGCCACCACCGAGGATTGCTCCTACAAGACCACCAGCCATACGAATGCCAGGTTTCAAAATACGGTTTGTCCCTCGCATATTGCCAATAGCTTTTCCAAGTGGCTGTGCCAATGAACCGCCAAGTACACCTAGACCACCGCCCAGCGCGGCGGCTGCAGCAGTCGAATCACTTAGGCGAGGACCCTGTTCTGCCTCATTGGCAGCTTGCGCCAACAAAATTTGTTCTAGACGAGGATCCATTTGTCTTCTGCCTTTGTATTCTTATTTTAACTAATGAAGATAAGGTCTTCTTCAATTAGTTGTTCCCAATTAACACGGGGGATGTTTTCTAGTTGCTTGAGATTTGAAAAACGTTCTCCGCTTAAGGACATTCGCAATTCAACAATACGCTTAGCAGTTGCATAGCCAACACCAGGCAGTCGTTTTGCAATCTGTTCAGCAGGAGCAGTGTTCAAATTTAGACGAGTATCTTCAATGGGTACTACAGGATTAGGAAGAGGCTCTTCTGGCGGAGGAGCAATTTGAGGTGCTTCTACTTTGGCCAGTCGGCCTTTCTCACGGCTATAAGGAACAAGCTGCTCTAGAGTTACATATGTAATGGCTCCACCAGCATCACGCACCATTGCATATTCCTTATCGTGCTTGGCAATAAATTCAACCAATTTGCCAGTCTTACTATCTTGAAATAGATTACTATCCATTATTATTTAGGGTAAGCATACATTTATTATAGACATAAAAAAGCGCCCCACAAGGAGCGCCTTTGATGTTATTGATGATGGATCAATATCCAGAGCCGGATTCGCTCTTATAGGGGATACTGTAGTCATCAACGTCGGGGCCAGGAGCGTCAACGTAGTAGCAGACTTCAACCATAACGGCTGCACAGTCAGCAGGATCAACGATCGTCAGAGCACCAGAGTAAGCAGCAGAGATGGTGATCTCGCTGGACTCGATGGACACAGCACCGTTGCTGAAGGTGGTAGAAGCACCAGCGGCGGGGAATGCACCAGCCACAGCAGCCAAAGAAGCTTCAGTGTTTGTGGTGGTAGTCAAACCATCAACAGCCACAGTGTCAGTGCCACTTGCTTTCAGGTTGGTAGTGCTGATAGCAGTGCGATAGACGGTAGCACCAGCGGGAACCTTAAAAGGCTTATCCAGACGGGGCTTGTCGTCAGCACGGAGGTCAGGAGAAAGGATCTCCAGAGCCAGGGTGCCACCGCCAGTTTGGTTTGCGGTGACGATAGCGATGCCACGGAGTTGGTAGTACTCAACACCGGGGACGGCCAGCACACCCTGTTCGCGATAAGCGTTCAGGTGAGCTACATAGTTACCGGGAAAAATTACAGACATTGTTAGTTCCTCCTATCAATATACGAAAGAGTAACCAACCGTGATGAAGTCCTTATTCAGTACTTCAAAACCGGCAAACAGGGACCAGATCATGATGATAAAACGAGAGAAGTCGTCGTTGTTGTTCAACAGGATCTGAGCGTTGTTACCACCGATACCCACGCCAACAGCCTGAGGACCGAAGAAGATCAGTTGAGATGCGGCGTAATCAGCGGCACCTGAACCGGCATCGGTAATCGTCAGGTTGAAGGTCGTTTCAGGAAGGTTGGTGGACTCGAACCAACGGACACCTTCAAAAAGGAAGCCAGTGGGCATCACGGGCTGACCAGCCACAAAGCCGGCTTGGCCATAGCCAGGACCCATGCCTTGGAAGAAGGAAGCGTTGGGAGCAGCGTTGGGCTGCATGGGGTTGATCATGCCGTTACCGGGGTAACGAGCAATCTCGCGGAAGTCAGAGTTCTGACGAAGATGCATCATCGCGGTCGGATCCACGATGCAGCGGTAGTAACCATCAGCGAAGGTCGGGACGTTGCGCTTACGCATGTCCTTGACGACTTCCAGAAGGTCAGTGGTCACGTCAAACTTGGCAGATTCACCAGCTGCGTAGTTGACGCCCTTGGCTTTGCCACCAGGCAGGTAATAACCACCTTGGTCTTTGCCAGCAATACCGTTGGCTTCGGCCTTCAGCAGTTCGTTTGCAAAGACGCGGTCACGCCAGCGGCGATAGTCGTCCAGCAGGGTCAGAGAACCGATGGACTGGTGGAAGACGTTGAGGTTACCGGTGTCAAGCAGCAGGCGCTGAGCGGTGATCAGGGTTTCGCGAGCAACCTTGAAAGTAGAAGGCTGGGCGCTGTCACGAGTATCGGCGGGACCGGTGTATTCGCGCAGGGTCACCAAGACCTTGTCTTTAACAATATTGCGTGCAGAGGCGGTTCCGAGGGTTTGATCTGCGGTCCGCTCACGGGACTCCTTAGTGCCAGGCTTGCCCCAGAAGCGATAGCGATCAAGCTGCACAGTTTGACCGGGTTGCTTACTGAAGTCATGTACGACCACGGGCTCCACAGCCATCTCAATGATGTATGCGGGGTGGGGACGATACAGTTCGGCACCAAGAAGTTTTGGAAAATCATTATCAATCCACATCGGATCGTAACTCCAAAACTAAAAGGTTTATAAGCGACATTCGACTTTGCCGCATAACTAGATGTTACTTAAATTAGATATAATTTTTATATGAATACCCAAGAATATTAGGTAATGGAATTTATCGATAGCAAGGAATGGGTGCCTGTGCATACTCTTCCCGGTTTCGAATGCTGCATCGAATATTATGTAAATGCTTCTGGTGATATCAAAAGCACTAAAGGGACAATTGAACGTATTCTTAAACAGAAAATTGCAAAGACTGGATATCCTGTTGTTAATTTGACTCAGCGTGTGGGTCGTAAGAAGATACTTACTATTCCAGTTCATACACTTGTAGCTTTTGCTTTTCTAGGATTACCACCAACTCCCTACGGTAAGCGTAAAGGTTGTAGTGTTGTTCGTCATATTGATGGCAACAAGAAAAATAATAAAGTAGAAAACCTAATGTGGATCAAACGTCAGCAACAAAAAATAACTAAAATAGAGAAAGTAGAAATTGAGTAAAACATCTAATGGCTGATCGAGTTATCTACAAAGGTGGACAATCTGTTCCTGTCAATACTGGTGGTAATATTCAATTGGTCCTTCCCAAGCGTGGTAGTTATCATAGATTTCCTCGTTGGTGGAATAAGAAGCCCGGAGCTTATATTGAGTGTGCAATCTTTCGAGTCAAGCTAGATAATGGGTCTTACGTTCGTCTGATTATTCCTTCGGCAGACCGCATTAATCTTGAGATCCGTCACGACGGATTTGGTAACTTTACTTTTCCTGCAGCACGAATTGATCGGGTAGCTATTTTTAAAGATGAGTCTCCCGATCTGTTGGTTGAATATCAATTTTCTAAAATTTCTGGTGGCAAAGTTCTAAAGCGTAGTGTGTCTCCACTGCCTCCTTATCCTGCACCACCTGAGCCGCTTACTCCTTTGGAAAAGTTTCCACGTCGCCCTTCTGCTCTCAAACGTCGTAAAAAGACAACGATTAAAGTTGAGGTTAAAGATCAAGCTGAAGAATCGACGTCAGACAGTTAACTTGCGCTGAGCTGTAGTTAGCTCGTAATATTCAATATATTTATCGCCTATCTCAAGACGTACATTGTAAGGAATCCTCTTTGTATTTCGAGCATGAAATCCTAAATAGAAGTAGTCTTTTGCCCCGATGAACATCTCATCATACGCAAATTCTTCGCGATTTTTAGTGTATAGTCTGACGTCAAAATATGCATCAAGGAACCGATTCCCGGTTTTGAAATTTGTCAGTTTTACACTGACATAAGGCTTTTTGAACTGGGACAAATCATTCGAAGTTCTCGCAGGTTCGTATGCATTAACAATAGATGTGTCTTCTGCAAAATTAAAGACCGCAGTATCGTAATCATTTGTCGTTCCGCTTTCTGGAAAAGTCCAGACATGGAAGTAATCATTTTCGGGTGTTTGGATGTTTGAAAAAGCACTTGCTGAAGAGACAACTTCCAAATCAATTTTTAGAAACACATTCTCTGTGCCAAACAGTCCTACAGCATCTTTGAAGTCAATAAGACGAGGGATTGCTGTAACTCGCTCAGTTTTGGCATTTTGAATGGTTGCTGAATCTTTGGCAAAGTTCAGCGATTTACTAGATGCGTAGTTAGCTGGCAAGCTACTGCCGCTCCCACCCATAAGCAGAATTGAGCTATTAGTTTCTTCTGTGACGTTCATTACTCATCTGCATGCCTATCACTATTGTAAATTACAAATAACCATTTACCTCTTCTTGGTTATCACGCAATGCACGAAGAGCTTTTTGCTCTAGTGTCCGTACACGATCTCGTGACATATTTAGGATTTGACCAATAGCTGTCATTGACATTGGCTCAAGAATATCCTCACCAATTCCATACCGCATTGAAATTACTGCAGCTTGCATTTCAGGCAATTCTTCAATCAAATGGCGGATATCTTCTTTGATGAACTGACGCTCAAGCAGTGTGTCAGGTAGTTGTGTTTCGTCTTCCAATAGATCTACAAGAGCGGTATCCCTGTTTTCTCCAATCTTGATTTCCAAAGACGTTGGTTGACGCGCTTTACACATCAGATCTTTAATTTCGTCAACAGTCATTCCCATGTAATCTGACAACTGAAATACATTCGGCATCTCCCCATTAAGTTGGCTTAGTTCCCGCTGGGCTTTCTTAAGTTTGTTGAGGTTCTCAGTAACGTGGATCGGTAGTCGGATAGCACGTGATTTTTCCGCAATCGCCCGAGTAATCCCTTGCCGTATCCACCAATAAGCGTAAGTAGAGAACTTATAACCACGACCAGGATCAAACTTCTCAACACCACGGACGAGACCAATCGTCCCCTCTTGGATGATGTCCAAGAGTTCCATGTTCCTCTTTGTGTATTTCTTTGCGACACTAACGACGAGCCGGAGATTGGCCGTAACCATTTTGTCTTTTGCTTTTTCTCCATCACGAATATCACGACGAAGTTCTTTTAATGATACTCCTAAAGATGTAGCAAGTTCTTCATTATTAGGATTAGAAAGTAATTCCTTGCATGCTTTGATTTCCATCAGTCGTTGTACTTGACGACCAAGCAGGATTTCTTCGTCATGCTCCAAAAGAGGAATCCGTCCGATATCACGAAGATAAGAACGGACGGAGTCTCCACTTAATTTAATTGCACTCATATAACCCCTATGACTATCTATTAATAATAGGGTATATTCTATTAATTTGTCAACACTAAGCGCGAGATATTACGCCTACTATTTCTTCCTCTGGCTCACTATGTAGCATTGCAAATCTTGTACTTTCTTTCGGAGCTTCCGTTGCACCTTCGAGGGCTTCAACTGCCATTGCCTGAGCGGCATGTTCGTTAAAACCTTTCTCTCGGTAGATGTCATAGAAACGCTCATATTTTTCAATAGAGCTATCAAGATCTTCACCATGATGCAGCATTTCAGCCGTCAAATGATTGGCGGCTTGATCAGGCACACCATCGGTCTTAAGGTGCTTCCAAATAGTTTGGAATACCTCAGGATCTTGTTTAGGAGTTTCACCTGCTAATCGCACGTAATTTACCTATCTATGACTTCAACTATTCTATCGAAACTATTAACCGTATTGATTAGCTTCAGCAATCAAAGATCCAAGATCAGGTGATTGACCCATGCGCTTAGAAATTGCAATATTCATTTCAAACTGTTCAGGCCCAATGCGATCAATTTCAGCATTCAAGTTTTCCATACCTTTGGTTAACTGATAAGCATCCATTACATTTGCTTTAGCCATATCCCGATATTGAGCAGTAGCACTTTCAACACTCGAGGTTTCAGCCATCATTTTGGTTTGCATTCCTTGAGAAGCAGCAACTTGTTGAGGAATCGCAGAAATTGTGTTTTGTTGGATATTTTGAAGCTTTAGATCACCTTGGCGTTGCAGCTGTGCATTAGCACCAGGCTTGCTTGCCATCCCACCATCCATCATGTTGGTCATGCCTTGGTTGGGAGGAGTCATGGCTCCGAGACCCTGCTGCATAGAGGAGAATTGCATTGCCTCCCGTGCATAAGGAGCCTCACCCATTTGTTGAATACGTTGAGCCATTGTTCAAATACTTTCTATACTTCTATTGTAAAAGGGCCACCGAAGTGACCCTTTCGTTATTTAGATCAATAGTCCTGAACCAGCATCTTGGACTGGAAGGCTTGAGGGCCAGCCTGAGCAAGATACTGCCAAGCATTCTCAGGATTGTTGTCCATCATGGAGCTGAAGTCACCCCAGAAGGAGCCAGCGCCGGACTCCTGACGACCAGGGGTAGGCATATCCATTTGAGGACGTTCGAAGGACTGAGGCACGCCACGCTGTTCTTGAGCAATGATTTCTTGCTCAAACTGAGCACGAGCTTCATACTGTTCGCGTACAGCGGTCTCTTCAGCGGTTTCAGTCGGGTAGGGACCTTCTGCACCAAAGAAGCCGTTGACGTAGTCAGCAAGGACGTCGGGATCAGTCAGCATGATGTTCATGGCGGCACGCTCTTCAGAAGCAGCGTCCAGCATGGTGTTCATGGTGGTGTTGCGGCCAACTTGCTCGATCAAAGCGTCTTCCACTGCACAGGCGTAGTTATTGAGCAGGGCAGGGGCTTCAGCACCAAAGTGCTCAAGAACTTCGAGAGAGACGTCAGAAATCTGACTCAGGTAAGAATCAGCTGCGGGAGCGGGGGCGGCTTGATATTGAGCGGCCTGTTCAGCTTGAAGCTGGGACAGATACGCCGCCTCCTGGGCCGAATAAGTTGGGGTTGAAGCTTGGGGAGCGTAAGTCGGCATCGCCTGGCTTGCCCATTCCGGAGCCTGGGGCTGTGAACCCAGCGGAGCCTGGATACTGGCCTGTGGTGTTGGTGTTTGATACGCCGAGTACGGTGCCGGGGCTTGGGACGCTTGCGGCGAATTCAGGCTTGCGCTGAGTGCCTGGAATGCTTCCTGCCATGGATTGTTGGCCGCCGCCGGAGCCGAAGCCTGCGGGGCCGCTGCCGGTTGGTAAGTTGCCGGTGCCTGGGGCATTACCGGCGCTTGAGCCTGGAAGCTCGACGGGCTGTTCGTCGCGAATTGGGAGGCCGAGTCGGGCACGCTTGCGGTCGGCATCGCTGAGCTTACGGGCGCGGACGGTGCTGTCGTCTGACTGATACTTTCCACTGTAACTTAACTCCTTACGTAAAAATTCAAGGGATCGATAGAGGAATCCTGTGATGTCAAGATTCGGATCAGCCGCCAATGGCTGATTAGGCATTTGCGGGTGGGGCAGCTGATACAACTGACCTAACATCCCAATGAATGTATTAAAACTTTGTTGGGATTGCTGGACCATCCTGAAGGGATAGCCGGTCAACATTGCTGAGCGTTCTTCGTCAGTTTTGCTGGGGAAGAGATACTTAAGGGCTTCAATAGAATCAACACCTAGTTCTTGGAGGTTTCTGACGACGATACTATTATTAAGAATGCCCTGAGAATCCTCTTCGAAAATCTCACCGGTCCAGCGCCAATTAACTTTGCTGCTGCCGTCAGGGATTAAACCAGTAACCCCTTCAGGTATTTGACCTGATTCAATACTAGCAGAAAAGAGTTGTGCTCTATCATCTAGGTATTGTTTTTGATCAATTTGATATTGTAGTTCAGCATCAGTATAAAGTTCTTCAGTCTCAAACTCTTCGCGTAGAGGAATGCTTGGCTTTTCAAGCTCCATAGTTTTTGAAAATGATTCTTCAAAGATATGCTCTTCATGCTGAATCATCATTGCAAATAATTTACACAAACCAAAGTCAAACAATGCTTTGCATTTCTTTTCTGCAGTTGCGGCACACCTACCATAAAGAGATTTCATCTCATAAGCAGAAGCTGCGGTATTAATGTCAATATCATCTACACCACCTAGTGCAAGACGAATTTCAGATCGATACTGTTTTACATAGAGATTTTGGTCACCACTTACAGCATCAGGTGTCATGTAAGACACACGATCAGTTGGCTCAAGGTTGGCAATAACTCTAGGTACTTTGATTTGACCATCAATGCTTGATCCAAAACCGGGTGCACTTACACGTGTGCTAGGCCGATCCATTGCAAAAAAGCCAGCTTGAGAACTAATAGTTGGCTTCATATTGCCTTCTTCACCAGACTCAAGAATGTCGTGACGAGGCCGACTAGAAACTAAAGTTGGATTTCCAAAGAACTTCATGTTCTTTCGAACATTACGCACTAGTTCATCGTGAAATAAAATTTGATTTGACAGCTGATCAAATTCTCCACTACCAGTATTCTCTCCTGTGCAGTCGATGTTATTAAACACTTCTACAGCAGGAATAAATCCGAGACTGTTAGTTAATTCTTCAGTTTGACCTGCTTGTCCCATAGGAAAAGTAGGCATTCCTCCTTGATCTTCAAAGTCAATTTTTTCGTTAGAAATTGTTTGAATAATTTTGTCTTTGTAGACCTTTAGGCGAATATACTTTTTCTTTCCGCCACGAGGATTAGGCATGGACATTGCGTCCATCAGATTTGCTTCTTTGACACCAAAACTGTATACAAGCTCTACATGTTCAATATCACCAAATTGATCACGATAGCAACGATAACTATCTTTAGGAAAATAGAGCAGTTGATAGGTCTCTCCTTGAGGTCGAAAGTAAAATAAACCTTGACCATCACACAAGAAATAATCGACAATACTGTCAAGTTTCATCTCAAGCATATTGTGCTCATAAACTTTTTTTATAAAAGATTTACGACTACCATACGAATCTTGTTCGCTATAAAATTCAACACCTCTACGAAGAATAAACATACGCATCTGAGCAAGATGCGAGGATACAATCATTGTGTCAATGGGAAGATCTCCTCGCTTTTCTTTAGCAGCCGTGAGTATTTCCTTGAATTGATGATTAGCCATCCCTTATCCTCTATTTACTTTTAGTGTAACGGCAATCAGTTAAACCGTAGTCCAGCAAATGCACCTTCTTCAGCTAAACGTCGCCGTGGCATTGATAAGGAATTACCAAACATCATTGACCCTCTAGTTTGGCTGTAATCATTTCCAATACTGGTGTAATCTCCAAAGGTGCTATCTGTAATATTAGTAGTCATATCTCCACGCTTACCAATGTTGGCATCAATGTTACCAGCATTAAACGATCCTGTTTCTCCGCCAATTACAAAGACGGGAGCTTCTTCTTTAATAGGAGGCATTACTGGTATTTCGAATACAGGTGAAGTAGGCTCCGGACGTAATTCAAATGGTGACTCCATTACTGGTGCTGAAGATTCAGCAGGCTCAGTACCGATGTCATTAGCAGGATTCTTAGGCTCAGTCGGTGCAGGCTCTGCAATTTGCTTACCGGTTAAACGAGAGTAATCATCTTCAGCAAATTTTCCTCCCTGGAAAGCCATAATAATATCTTTATCGCTATATCCAGAAAGATCATATTTATTTCTATCTACCATGCCTAATCTTGCCGCGGCACGCTCTGGATCAGCAGCGATGCGCTCGCGCGCGTTCTCATTACGTTGAGCAAGACTAAGTTCTTTTTTGAACTCATCGCTTCCTGCCATTCTAGTTTTAGACATTATTTGTATCAAATAGGCATAAACCTATTCTACATAATTGACTATTTCAGATATTTCATTGCATTTTCGTAGATGTCTTCACCTGGATCCAAATCAACTGGTCGTGGAGCAATTGGCATTTCGAAAGTAGGTGCCTGATAACCAGCTATCGATCCCATATACTGACTTCGGATTTGATCCACTTTGTCTTGTAAGTAGTTCTGATTGGCTCCAGCAAACTTAAATGCAGCAACTCGATCTGTATTTGGACGGGAATTAGCTTTTCTGGCTTGTTCAATAGCACCAGCTGCACGCCCATAACCACTTAACTGAGATTTAGAGCGTTGAAGAAAATTGTCGTTTAGTGCGTTGTAGGCAGTGGCAGACTGCATATTTGCTAAGGCACTATCAGCATTAGTACTACCAGAAACTCCACCATTATTGCCAAAGCGCATATTGCCAACAGTGACAGAGTAATCATTGCCGACACTGGCACCTGCACCGAATTGGCTATTAGTGATTGTGGTATCCATATCGCCTTGCTTGCCAATGGTGGCAGTGATGTCTTCGGCATTAAAGGAATTGTCAGTGTTGACGTTACCAATGCCTCCCATGTTGCGTTCACCATCAACGTTGCCGCTGTTATCGAACTGTTGATTGCCATCACCAATGATTCCCTCATTGTTATTAAGAGAGTCATTGATTTGGTTGTTTCCAGTGCCTATAACAGTATTGGCGGGTTTTGGTTTGGGCATGACTTGAGGCTTGAGGGGTGTAGAATTATTTTTCTCTTCAAGCAACTTTTTATATCGAGCCATGTCGGACTTACCAAACATACGACCACCATCCAAAGCTTTAAATGCTAGTTCTTTATCAAGACCTTTAGTTTGCTTCTCAAACAAAGCCTTTAGATCTGCAGTAGAGCTATCTTTAATTCCGTGCCGTTTCTGTGCATCAGCAAAATATGCTTCGTTGGCTTCCTTGAATGATTGAGCCCTTTCTTTAGCTTGAACGAGTTTATCATCCTTCTTGGCTAGCTTGCCTTGAAGTTTTTCAATTTTTTGATCCTTTCGGTCGATCTTTGCGTCCTTTCTTTCTATCGTATTACTGGCTTTATTGAGTTGGTTTTCGATTCTCTTTGGCTTATTTTGAATGGCTTGAGCTTTATTTTTAGCTTTTTGCTGTTTGATAAGTTTATTGTATCGCTGCATATCTCTACCCTGGGTGTCAAAGCTGCCACCACCATCTAGTGCCTGAAAAGCTAAACCTGCATCCAGACCTTTAGTTGCTTCCTTGTAATCAGAAAACATTCTGTCTGCTCGACTTTTATCTCCACCAGCTTTATTTAAAAAATATTCTCTATTTGCAGCCATGGTTTTACTATTTATAAGTCAAAGCTATTACTATTGTAGTCAAGCTGAAGACTACCTCGTCTCAACAATCCACCCATAGTTAAAACCATTGAGTCAACAGCGTCATCGTGCTGTGAGTGACCAAAGTTTACTAGTTCTTCTTCAAGGATGTTCCATTTACGCCACTTGTTCCAGACAACTTTTCTATGCTCATACAAGCCAAGGACGCCTCGCAGTCGTGCAAGTTTGTCACCTTTAAATCCTTTGACCGGTGAGCAGCTCAAGTTATACAAAGCACGCTGATCAAACATGACACGTTTGAAGTCTCCTTCAAATGAAGACTGATAAGCAACGGCTTCAGGCCAAATCATGCATGAAGACATTGTTGGAAAATAATGTCCCTCATCATTCTCAAGAACAATGTTCCAGTCAGCCAGCATTTCACAAAGTGTATCCATTTTTTCTAAGTTGCCCATGCTCTTCACACGGCGTTGATCAATCAAATAGATCTTGCCATCTTTAATCCCTCCAAGCGTAAATACAGTCCAGTCATTCTTTTCGTTGACACCTGCACTCAAGTCAATGCCAACTCCAATGCAATCATATTCTTCTGGAACCTTGCCATATACGAGTAGATCTGGTGAAATACCTACATCACTAGATTGCACTGCAGTGTTTAGATACTGATAAGCAAAAGCGACACGATCTTCTTTCTTTCTTTCGTTCAAGTATTTCATTGACCAGAATTCTGGCCAGTAGGATCGTTGTCTACCATCTGCATCAGTAATCACAGCCTTTTGTATTATTTGCTTCCAATTATTCTTTGGAACAAATAATGAGGCGTGTATATCGTCAAAGTGGAAACGAGTTCCCAAACATATCGCCCGAGCTCCTTGGAACATCGTAGGAGCGATAACGTTAGACCACGTTTGTTCCATCTCTCTCCTAATATCTGGATTGTTGATCGAAGCAGCAGACTTGATAGGGTCATCAATAAGTACAAGTTGGGATCGCTTTGAGGTAATTGCACCTTTGAGACCACCACACGCAATAGTGAATGCTTCTTCCCCAGCGGTATCGATACCTGCAAACTCATAATCAATGCTCCAATATTCATCTGATCGTCTTACTTTTGAAAGCCTTACCATTGGAAATATTTCACGATACTTTGCACTTGCCAAAATGCCTTTGATAGTCGCAGACTTTGCGCGACTAATATCAACCATGTATGCGATATAAAGTATTCGCAGCATTTTCTTGGCAGCTGCATGTCTCCCGATCATCCAAGCAGCGAACAAACCAAGGACAGTGCTTTTCGCAGATCCGCGTGGTGCGAGGATCGATGTATTTGGGCCTCCGATTCCTAATAGGCATTCACTATCAACTCCTGTGCATAGCTCATTGTTCCATTCCAACATATGCTTTGCTGGAGGTTTTCCCATAAGAGTGCAGAAGCTCACAAAGTTATCTCGTGCCTGCAGTACATCTTCACTCGGAGGTTTAGAGGTAACTTTGGTAGCGTTCATCAACGCCATGCGTTTATACGCAAGCGCTGCACTTGGAATAGCCATATATTCTGTATCTAGTAATTACAGTTTAGCGATACCAACCACGTCTGCGCTCTACTGCATACTGAGCCATTCGATCCAAATATGACGCACGTGCTGCTGCAATTGCATTCTGACGTCTTGTAATTTCATATGCGATGCGCATGGCTTCTTGCAGCTTGCGTCTTTCCACTTCTCTAGCATTGTATCCAGTTAATTGCTCTGTTCCCAAATGAGGCATTCCAGGCAATGCTGCTGCCAATGTTCCGCGAAGCCGAACGGCATTCGTACTATGTTCCCTAATCTCAGGTAGTTCAGGTAACTCTGGAATCATCATTACCCGTTTACCTCGCTATACACTTTTGCCCAAACCGCATTCATTGCATTTTCAATGGGTTCAGAAAATTGAGGATCATCTTTGAAGATGGCTGTTAGTTCACGCATAACACGGTCAGCACCAGCCAAAATCAATCCACGTTTGTCAGTTGTTTTGTTAAATCGTTCAGAAGTCTCAATATGACTGCGTAGTTCTTTCTCTAGGCTTGCAAGTCGCGCTGCTCCGTCTGATCCTTTTATCTCACCAGAAGTGATAGCCATACGCAACTCTTGAATATCACTATGCAACGCACTGATTTCACTGTTCAAGATGCCACGTCGATCAAGCTTTTTAAATTTCATTTTGATCCATCGGGCCAGATCATTAAATGAACCTTCGTATCCACAGATACCTGCATATACCCAAATCTCAATTACTGAAGGAGTGACATCAGCAAATTCTCTGAAGTCCTCACTCTCAGCGGCAGGAAGTGAATCCAACCACTGATCAACAACTGTGAGATATATCTTACCGGTTGACGTAGAAGTAGTCATCAGAACATGCCTGCCAATCCGCGTGCATATTTACTCTGTCGTGCTGCCTTCTTGTCATCTTCAATTGTTGCCTGCTGCATAGTTTTACGCTCTTGACTTCCAGTTGTTTCAATCTTGCGAACATCTTGATCGCCCTGTCCAGCAATTTGTTCGAGAGCTTGTTTGCCTCTCTGTTCACCCATGCGGAAATCTTGATCACCTTGTCCAGTGATTTGTTCAAGAGCTTGCTTACCTTTAATACCTTGGAGAGCACGATCAGCAAAAGCTTGGGCATCAATCTTTCGAACGTCCTGATCACCTTGGCCTGCAATCTGCTCAAGAGCTTGCTTGCCTTTTTGATCTTGAAGACGAATGTCTTGATCCCCTTGAGCCTTAATGCTAAGGCGTTGTTGATTACCTTGAGCACCAATCTGCTTTAAAGCTTCAATGCCTTGTGCACCAATTTGATCCAACTTGCCTTGGTTATCAAGTTCTTTAAGTGCCTTATCAACATCACCCTGTTCAAGGATTTGATCAATTGCACCAGAGTTTTTTAGTGCTTGTAGCTCTTGATCATTTAAGCCCGATTGCTTAAGTTGATCCAAAGCTTGCTTACCCCTTATATTCTGAAGCTTCGCATCGACATTACCCTGTCTGTCGATCTTTTGAAGATCGATCTTACCCTGAGTGCTTAACTGTTGAATTTTTTGTCTACCATCTTCTGACTTCAACCACTTGTCAATGCCACCTTGAGCATTGATTTTTTTAATGTCAATGTCACCTTGCTTGACAAGCTGCTGAAGAGCTTGCTTGCCCTTCATTCCCTGAAGAGCTTTATCAATATTGCCTTGTGCGCCAATCTGCCGAAGAGCCTGCTTACCCTTCATTCCTTGCAGAGCTTTATCGATGGCACCTTGGGCACCAATCTGCTTCATAGCTTGCCGACCTTTAGTGGATTGCAGCCACTTGTCAATTCCGCCTTGACGGTCAATCTGCTTAAGTGCACCTCTATCTCTAAGTGCTTGCAGCTGCCGGTCGTTTACACCAGACTGCTTCAGTTGCTCAAGGGCTTGATCCCCTTTTAAACCTTGAAGTGCTCTGTCTTGCCGTCCGGAAGTTCTGATCTGGCTAATAGCCTGCTTACCTTTTGTAGATTGCATCCACTTGTCAATGCCGCCTTGCTCTTGAATTTGCTGCAAGGCTCCAGAAGTCTTCAATTGTTGCAGCTGTTGATCGTTAAAGCCAGACTGCTTTAACTGGTTCATTGCTTGGGCACCTTTGATGTCTTGCAGATTAACATCTTGCCGACCTTGAGTGCGAATGTTCAGACGATTCTGTTGACCTTCAAGTCTAGTTTGGTTTTGCTGAATGTCTCCACGTAGTGCAAGTTGATTGTTTAATCGATTTGCTTCGTCCTTTGCAAATTGCTCTTGAAAGTCATACTCGGCACCCATCTTGGTCATGCCATAGTTGAATTCCTTTTCCATGATGCCACTCTTGTTGCCAAACTCAAGTCCGGCAGCAACAGCCATCTGATTGGTGGCTATACCGGCATTAGTCAGTGCAATTTCTTGTGCTTGCTGAGTATTCATTGCACCTTGGATTGCATTCGACATGAACGTGTTCTTGATAGCAGCGCCTGCCGGATCATCAGTTGAGTCAGGCTGCCATTTAAAGAACTTATCCATCATGCTCGCAAAATTAAACATGCCTGTATTTCTACTGCCCTGATTAGACGTGCCCCGCTGGCTATCTTGCTGAGCCTTAAGCTCCTTATAACGCTTCGCATCAGCAGCATCCCAATTGGGACTACCACCCATGGCTTTTTTGACTAGAGCTGGATCTAACCCCGGGGGTGGTTTTCTCGCCATTTCAATCTACTTAAGCATTGTCTATATTCTACAAAGTTAGAATAGGACTATTGCATAGACGAAGGTATGTCATTTATTCAAGCTGGTAATGAAGCTGTTCGTGCTGCATTAAAAGCAAGAATTGCTGCTGAACGGAATAAACCTAAATACGACCGATTTGGTAAACAAGCTATTCAAGATCAGACTGCGCAAGATCTCCTTTCAATGGAGATTCGTGGACGTGCTCAACAGGCTGCTATGGCTGTAAAGTCTAATCAAAAAACACGAGAAATAAATAGAGAGGCGGAAGAGTTTGCTAAAGAGCAAGTTCGCAGTGCAAAGATGGCAGGTAAGTTGGCTGGTGGAGCTGCTTTGATTGGAAGCTCTTATTTCATGAGTAAGCGCAAGGATGAAGCGGATGGAAGAATCAGTATGCTTCAGGACTTTATTGATAAAAATAATGAATTAGGCCGTAGAGATCAAGAGGAATATAATCAACGATCAACTGAATCTCCCACTGAAACAGTAAGTGAGAATGATGCTTCTACTACTTCCTTATCAGGAAGTTATCCGACACCTAGTTCTAAAGAGACTTTGTCTGAATCATTTCCAAAGCCTATTTCCTCTGGTCAGGCAATGTCTGCAGGTCTAGGTTCATACAAAGGTGGACCTAAGGCCACACAGGCTCAAATGACTAAGTTTGCAGAGCAGGCAGGCTTTAGTCCTGAGAATGCAAAGATTATGGCAGCAATTGCAATGGGTGAATCTGGCGGACGTCTAAAAATCGATACAGTCCAATCTGGACTTGATCCCAATATGAAAAATGAGTTTTCTGTTGGTGCTACTCAAATCAACGTTCAGGCACATGGAGACAAGCTTGCAAAACTTGGGTATACAGCCGATGATCTACGAGATCCTGTCAAGAATTTCCAAGTTGCCAAAATGGTTTACGACGAGATGGGCTCGTTCTCGCCGTGGAGCGTTTATAAATCTGGAGACTACAAACAGTATCTTGATTAAATCGTGAAACCTTGGCCTAGATTTCGTAGTCCAGCCATTAAGGTCATAAACATACGATCTTTGCGCTCTTGTGCTTTTAGTTTGTCAGCTTGCTGAAGCTGCATAATTTGTAGCTGATAATTTCTGTTTTGAGCCGCTCTGTTATCAGCACGATCTTGATACTGCAATCTCATACGTTCGTCATAACGCTTTTGTTCTTGGATTCTGGCATTTTCTTTTTCTTTTTTCGCTTCTGCAACCTGTCTTTGACTGTCAGCAGCTCGAAGAGCATTAATAGTAGAGACAGTCGCTCCAGGTCCTAGCTTAGTGAGATCTAATCCAGGATTAGTGATTTGAGCTTCAGCCAAAGCTTGCCCCGTTAGTTGCATTTCAAGCAATCGATTTTTAGCAGCTACAGCAGTTTCACCTTCCTGAACTTGTAAAGCTTCTTCGGTAGTATTTATACCAGGAATAATGTCTCCTAGCTGCCGAGCTTTTAATCTTTCTTGAGACAGTAATTCGTTGAGGTCATTACGCTTAATTTCTGCAGCTCTTTGACGTAAGGCTTCTTCTGAGAATTGATCACCTTTTCCTAACAAAAAGGCAGCACCTTGACGAAACCGATCACCAATATCAAAGCCGTCTTTAAATTTCTTTCTATCTTTTGTTAGCTCTTCACCGCTAGCAACTTCATCTTGATCAAGAATATTAAAAATGTCGATACTCATCAGAACATTCCTCCACGAAGTGCTGCCAAAGCTTCTTCCATTCTACGTTGTTCTGGTGTCTTTCTATCTCCAAGAATGAACTGTGTGGCATCACTTGCCATCTTGCCCAGGCCAACACCTGCAGCAGTTCCAAGAGGGCCACCAACAGAACCAAGTGCACCACCAATCATCATGGCAGTTGCATCCATTGCTTTGTTTGCACCACTCTCTTGACCAAACACAAGGTCACCAACTGCCATTGCACCGCCTAAGGCACCCAAGCCAGGTGCCAGAACTCTTGCTGCAGCACCTACTTTTGCCATGCCGGGAAGTGAGCCCAAAGCTGCACCTGCAGAACCAGCCATTTTGCGTCCACCTTTGCCGACTGCACGGCCAGCTACCGCTTTTGCTTGGCGAGTGGGTTGCTCAAGTCCTCCATATAGCTGAGCTACTAAATCTCCATACACTTCAGCTCCTTCCTGAGCAAGGACACGGCCTCCTTGCATTTCACGTAGCAGTAGCTCTTTTTCTAGCTGGGTCATCACTTAACTCCTTGTAGAGCTTCTTTTGCTTCAAGACGAGTAACCTTGGTTTCTAGCTGTTGAACTGCACGAACCAAAAGGCCAATTAGATCACCAGTATCAATACATAGTTTATCAATTGTGGGATCATGATAAGTTGCATCAGGCAGTACCTGTTGGTATTCCTGTGCAATAAAGCCGTGATGAACACGATTATAGTCAGTGCTGTACTCTTCTTTGTAATTGAAGGTTACTGGGCGCAAGTTACGCAGCATACTCAATGCGTCTTCAATTCGTTCAATGTTTTCTTTTGTATCTTCGTCAGAGAGTACAGCTGAAGCAATCAATGTGCCTCCAGCTTGAATTATAGAACCCATTTTACTTTTATTTGCTGCGTCTGATACTCCATCTTTATAGGATTCTGCGTCTTCCTTAGCTTGTATGACTTGTTGTGCAGCTTTTAGTCCTGAGTCTCGAACACCGTGAATAACTTTCATTTGGCCACGATTTAGTGCGCCAATACGTGCTTGTCCTGCTTCTGCAAGACCACTAAAGTCAGGCTTATTGTCTTCTAAGAAACTGTAGCTGTCAGCAACTGTTGCTTGCCCTGCAGCACCAGTACCGCCAGTCATACTGCGGTGTTCGCTTAAATTGAAATCACTAAACCTTAGATCACCAAAAGCCATTGCACTATTGCTTATCTCTTACTAGTTTATCAAGGCTTAAAAATCGAATATCCAATATCTTGTGTGTAAAATTCACCAGGACTCATTCCTCCAAAAATAGTATCTTTATTGAACGCATCACTATATGTTCCTATTTTTGGCCCTTCTAATTTAATAGGTTTTTTGCCAAAAACTCCGCCTTTAATTGCAGAGCCACTAATATTTCCAACCGCTCCTGCAAATGCTCCAGTCAGTCGAGCATCTGCTTGTTCTGCCACTCCAAATGCCTCAGCATCTCTTGCATATCTTGCAGCTTCATTTCGAGCAATTGTATTAAGAGCATTAGCTTGAGCTTCACCCATGGTTCCCATGGTTGCTAGATCTTGATCTACAGCATCTTTAATGCCACGTCCGCCAATTTCGTCATAACCTGCATTCTTTGCCATAAATGATGCAAGACCAGGGGGATTAGCAAAGCGCATGGTTCTTAATCTTCGTTTCTACAGTTTATCAAAACTGTGGATTATTCAATTGATTTTCTACGGTGTTACGCCGACGTCGCTCCTCCTCAAGTAAGTTTCCTGCAATTTGACCAGCTGCAAGTCCAGTCACACCGCCAACAAAACCACCACGGATTGGCTTTTTACTTCTAACACCTGCAACACCGCCTGCTAATGCACCAAGATATGGAACGATGCCTGTAGTTACTGGAAGACTACGTCCAAGGAATTGCAGTTCAGGTCCGTGCACCCCCTCACTAGTAGTTTTCACAACACCACCAGGAAGTCCAAACTTGCCATCATCAAATGGATTCAAGTCGATCCCTTTGTCATATTTAAACGCTTGATAAGCTCTGTACTCTTCAGGTGATACATCTGGACGAACCTCTTTGAACTCACTATATGGAAGCATCTTTCCAGTAGAGCCCATTAGATATTTCAGTCCTACTTCGCCAAGGACGTTTGCTGTTTTTGTTGGATCCTCTTCACTAGGAAGCGCAGCCTTATAACCTTCTGCTCCACCAAATGGTGTTAGCAAACCAAGTCCAGTGTTGATCGCAATTCCTGTAGGAATACCAAGTGCAGCTAAATACCCAGGTTCAAAGTTTCGTTTTTGTACATTGCCTTCACTATCAATACTTACACCTTTACGTGGGTTCCCAGCATCGTCTAAATACTTACCACCTTTAGGGGTAGTCTTGATCTTACCTACGGTCCTCTTTCCATAAAGAGAGGGATTAGCCAGGCCCATTGCGGACTCTGCAATTACATTGCCTGTAGCCTGTGCAGCATTCAGAAGCCAATAGAAGTTACGAGTATTGTCCTGTGTCACGTCTGCAGCCACAGTTCCTAACATCTGTCCAGACCTAGGACCAATGCCTTGTCTAGCACCTATACCCAAATCCTCTCGAATCATCCGAGCGTCCCTCTCTTTTTTTGAGAGAGTTTTTAGCCCCATATTCATAAGGGCATCATCAATAGCTTCTTTTGTTCGAATGCCGGTTGGATATGCACCAGCCATTTCTGACATTCGTGGAGCATTCTCAGATTGACCAGCTGCTTTGCGTCCTTCACGATATGCCTTAGACCACTCTTCCCTACCTTCACCGTAAGCTTCTCTTGTCGCATCCAAGAATCCTCCAAGATTTAGTGGCAATCGTCTAGCCATTACGCAACTCCATAACCAGTAGTGGGATCTGCATACTGTTCACGTGTGCCTGGAAGCAATCCATACTGAGCAAGGATCTGTCGCTCAAGGTCTGCAGCAAATGCAGCTTGTTGTTCTGCACCCATGCGTTCAAAGGGTGTTAGGCCTTGCCCACCCATGACTAGGTCCTTCCCTCGCATGATTTGATCTCCTACTGCCATGCCGGCAACATCACCCCCAAAAGATCCAGCGAAGTCTGCAATATTTTGAACTGTCATATTGTTTCTCATTCCTGGCAATGCTCCAACAGCTCGGCCTGTAGCTAAACCACCAAGGCCGCCACCGATAGCACTAGCACCGCCTGCAATTAGTTTATCTCCAAGATCTCCAGGAGTTTGTGTAGCAGCAAGGACACCGAAGATAGCATCAGGTGCAAGACGTCCTGCAATTTGTTCTTTAGTCATTCCACCAAACAAAAGATCTTTTGAGGTTCCCCCAAGTTTTTTAAGCAGCTCTCCTGCCATTCGTGCTTTCGACATTAGCCTGCCCCCATTTGAATTTTGGCTTGATTGAATTGCATCCCTTGATTAGATTGTGCAAATTGTTGGTTCCATGTGTTTACCCTATTTGCAAGTACTGGATCTTGCATCAACTCCATTGCAAATGCTCCTCCAGGACCAGCCATTCGAATACCAGATGTTTTATCTAGATCTTGTGCAGGCTTAGAAAATGCAGCTCCGCCCTCAGTAGCAAAGTTACTTGGAGTTTCCTCAAGCTGCCTCTTGATAAGGTTCCCCTGCTTTACTTGTTCAGGATCAAAGCTCATCAGAATCTCCGGGGCATACGGCCAACATTGCTGGGATTAGCCATGGTGTATTGGCTAACAGTTCGCTCTTGTTCTTGACGCTTCTTGGCATCACGATTAGCACGCTCTTGAGTGAGTTGTGCTTTTACTACTTTACCGCGTAGATCTTGTTCATCGACGGGCATGATGCGACCGCCAGACTTTTTGGCACGTTCGACTTGATTCAGACGTTCCTTCTCTCGCAGTGCTTTTTCAATCTCAACAGGATCGGTTTGACGTGTTCTGTTGTAGCGAGTCTTGTAACCTGGGCCAGCATCTTGTTCAACACCTCGCTTACCGGTTTTTTTGTCAATTACTTCAACAGCACCGATGAATGGCTGACGAGCACCGGGGCTGGTAAGACGTCGGAATGATGAGCCAATGTCTTTACCTTCCATCTGCTGACCAGGCTGAATTCTTGCAACAGGCGCTTGCCCATCACGGGGGTTAATAGCCTCTGGAGAATTGAAGAAAACTTTTGCACCACCTTCTGTGGTCAGAATGGTCTTGTCGGGGAACTCGCGGAACTGAGTGGGTTGCAACGAACCCATAGGTCCTGTCCGAGTGAAGTATTGCTGCTTGCCTTGCTGGTTGATGCCAGCATTTTTAGCAACTTCCATCTGGTACAAAGCGTTAGCTAGCTGTGCTTCTTCTGCAGGTGTGTAACGCATGCGGTTCAGTACACCGCGAACGTCTGGTTGGGCCTGACGCACACTCCTCAGTTTCCCAGTAGCAGGATCCATTTCTTTCGTGGAGAACTTGCCACCCCGAGCAACCATCATGTCGGTCACACGCTGCAGTTCGTCAACGCTACGGATGTTGGTAGAAATGTTGTTGAAACCTTCTTGTCCCTTCAGGCGGTTAGCAAACAAAGTAGTGGTTCCGGTCACGTCCACCTGGGGGTAGTCACCAAAACTACGTCCACCTTCTCGGTAGCCCGGTTGCTTTTGCACCATGAACGCACGTGATGTCATGGGTGCATTTAGAGCTGAACCTGCGTCAGTGTTTGGTGTCACATACTCAGGCCCTTGAACTGCCAAGGTATTGCCTGTTTGCGGATCCAGAGCTACTCCATCATTCCGGAATAGTGCTGATGGGTAGGTAATGTTTGCACCTGTGCGGCGAATCGCGTCTAGAGCTTCGTCTGCAGCCACCGCAGGGAGCTGTGCTCCTGGGAAAACTGAAGATGGGCGGTACATAGTCTCGCCAATGTCTTCAGCTTCAATGGAAGCCATGATGTTGTTGTATGCGGCCCGTCGTCCAGACATGCCAGCTAAGTCGCGCTCATTTAACCGACGCGCAGCGTCGGCCTGAATCGCTTTTTCTGCAGCAGGATTGAGCTGATCCTCTAGCCGGGTCTGAGCATCTTCGAAACCAGCGGGGTTGCCACTTCCACCAAACACTTGTGCGATGGCACCCTGAAGACCTTTCTGCTCTTGGGCAGATGCATTCAATTCGTTTAGGGCATCTTGCATCACAGACTTTGGTGCAATGGTGGGACGCTCAGCCCCTTCACCCATCTCACCTAGCTCAGCGACCATGCGGTCGTATTCATTGGGGTCATACCCAGTCTTTAGGACGACCTGACCTCTCTTGTCATAAGTCCGTTTTCCATAAGGGTTGCGCTGGTCGGGCTCGGAGCGATCCTCAAACTCTTCCATCTGCTCACGCAGTTTTGCTGTTTCCTGAGCGCCGTATTGCGTATCACCTTCTTTGTAATCGTAGTACTGCCCCTGATCTTGACCAAACGGATCCACTTCAGGCAGGTCCATGAGGCTTACCCCCCGGATCTCAGCACTCTGACTGACATCAGCAAGACTGTTGGCTGCCTGAACCATCTGACGCTCTGCATCTTCCATAGAGAAGGCGTCGTCTTGGCGTCGTTGACGGCGAACCATCTTTGACATCTGAGCAAGAGTTTCTTCCTCACTCATTCCCAATGTGCGCCCAGCAGCAAAAGCTTCTGCGCTAGCAATCAACTTATCGTTGCTATCGTTGGCATGCTGTCTAAAGTTATTACTTGCAGACTGATTACCAATTGCAGTGATTACACGATTGTGAAGCTGCTGTCTATCTTCTAGAGATGCCACTATCTTGATCTAGTAAACCTAGATCTATTGTAGAAAGTTTTAATTACTTTCTTTTTCCAATTATGCCAAGCTCAAATATTTTTGGATCTAGGCCCATATCTGGGGTATCTTCACTATAGTTCTGTAGCATGTTTGGGTAAATTGGTGACTGATAAGCCTCGTTTAGTTGTGACAAATCTTTTGTAGCTGGCTTGGGTTCAATGCTGCTTGGTGATTGTGCGTCAGCAGGCTTAGCAGGAGTGGTCAAGTATTGGCTCAGGAATTCTTGACCAAATTCCGTCTGATTACGCATATCGCCACGGATTTTGTCATACCCCTCCTGGCTGATTTCGTTGTAATTACCTTCAGAGTCCTTAATTGCGATTTTGCCGTCTTTGCGGAGGATGTTTTGAGCAGCGTTAGTTCGTTGCATCAATTCGAGTGGGCCAGCTCCCATCGGGGCATCAAGGAATGCACGGCCTCGTGCGGAGATTCCAGTACCTTTTTCAGTTTTTGGAGCTGCTGGTTGTCCATAGGTGGGATTCTGTGCAAGGAATTTCTCTCTTTGCCTCGCTCCGCGAGGGAGGGCGCGATTTTTCGTCTGATCCACTTCAAGAGCACGAGTTTGATCGCTCGCATCAGGCAGTGGGCTTGCACCAGACTGAGGATCCAATCCATAGGTTCCAGGACGATAGTTTTCAGCCATTCCAGTACCAAGGCCTTTGAGCTCAGGCGTCGTCATATCTCCTTGACGCAATTTGCCGCCATAGAGCTTGTCAAATTCAATACCATCCTGTTGAAATACTTTTGTAGATGTAATTGGCTCAGATCCAGCAGGAAGGTTGACCGATTCGAATCCTGATGTCTGTTTTTTGGTATTTGCCAATTCAATTCCTTTATTTGCAAGGAATACTTCATACTGAGCCCAGTTCATGGGCATATTTCCAGTATTTGGGCTCGTTACTGTTCGATCCAACTGCTGACTGCCGAATCCAGCACCAGATCGATAATCCTCGGCAGTTCTGCCTGCTCTCTGCTCAGTATCTTTGTAATCATCCGGCAGTTGACCAGACATCCCAGGCAAAGTGACACTTTCGTCGTATGCAGCAAGATTTGTGTTCACACTAGGTGGAAGTTGTCCATATACAGGTTTTTCTTGTTCATTCAGTGGATTAAAAGCTGCCCTACCTGATCCTCTACCCGAACCTGCGGTATTAATATCTAAATTATCTTTCATGTATTGACCAATACCAGCACCAATTGCCAATCCTGTTGTGAGAGTGCCTAAGCTGCCAGTAATACCTGGTGTCTTCGGCATTAATCCTCTGAGATTTTTTACATTCTTTCCTTTTTGCAGTTCTCGTGAAATTCTTTGTGCTTCACGCATGTCATAATTAGTCTGCTGCTGAGGTGTGCGTGCACTTGGTGCAACTGGCTTCCCACCACTTAGTTTATTCCGCAGAAAATCTTGTGATCTTTGGAAAATATTGCGATCAGGGTTGTTTTGACGTGCAATTTCTGCATCAAACTGTGCTTGCTCCAGAACACTTTTTGGAAACATTTTAAATTGCTCGTATATTCTTTGTTTATTCTACAAATTACGCGGATTTATCACCTTTCATTGCGTCACCAGCCATACGCATTTTCTTTGGCGCCGATTTTTTGGGCGATTTCTCCATATCAAGCGGTTTTTCACCTTCAATTCGCTCAATTGGCATGATTGATAGCTCATCTTCTCCACCGCCGTAACCGATTCCGATTAATGGTGAGCCTGGCAGGCACTTTTTAATCACCGGGTTGTAGGTATGACCAGGAGGGCAACCCGCTGCTCTAGCCAAAAGCTCTTCTTCCTCCATCATTTTGCGGAGTGTTGTTTTTCCAAACGGTGGAGGTACGCGCATTTTCTTGATATCCTTTCTTTCATTGTAGATACTACGAAACCACACTTGCCACACTATTTCTCTAACCCTTGAAAATAAATATTAGTTAGAGAGGAAGAGAGAATAAAAAATAGGGTATATATAAACCTACGGTGGTTTTGCGTGGTTTCTGTGGTTTCACCTTTGACTCCAAACAGTGGCCAAAAGCAAGCACGGGCAGAGATCTTACTTAGGGCGCAACGCAGCCATAATTAGTATTCCCACACAAACACACGTTCTAAATACACAAGCACGGAAAAAAGACCCCTATAGGAGGTCAAAAGTGCTACAAAATTTTTGACACGTCTAATATACTACTTACCCCTCCGGTCACCCAAACAAAAAAAATAGTAGTTAACGCAAGTTAAATCAGTTGCCTGCTTCGATTAACAGTTGCTTAAACTATTGTGTTCACTCACGTTTTACTTACGTAAACGTTCGTTCACTTTTGTTTTCTAACTCGTGTTTCACACGAGATTCACGCGAGTAAACTCAAGTTCATTCTACTTTAGTTAATTACTTTCGCAATAACTATTGTTTATTGAGAATGAACTTTCGTTTCGTCTCGCGCTTATCAAATGCAATCGCTAGTTTCACTGAAGTTATTACCTTCGTTGAAACATCTGCGTAAACATTTGTATCCTTACTATCAAGTTACTTGTCTACGTTGTTGAAAGAGGCAGGCAAATGCCTGCTATTGGTTCTGTGATCTTTGAAATTAAACCATGGTCTACTGCGTTTACCATTGGAATACAACATCTGCATGCTGGGTTCCATCTGGCTACCTTACGGATGCATGTTACAAACAGATGCTGGCTCATAAGTATCACACTACTGGTAGTGCTGAGTTTATGATTGTCCATTGCTCTAAACAGCTTAATGCTAAACAGCGGAAGATCCGTGGTTGTCCTAATGCTGTCTTGAGTGTGTGAGTTACCTGGGTTGGTTCACTCCAACCTTTAACACCCGACGAATGTCGGGTCTTTCATCTGTGTAATTAGAACTGGTCACTATGTTCACTGAAACTATCGCATTGATTTGCTGCTTCGCTATTGGCTGTGCAGCTGGTATCTACTTTGATGATTGACACTTACACATGCCGGCTAACGCCGGCTGTATGTCTTGTGTCTTTAGTTATTACATTCATGAACACTTTCACTCTCCAATACTGGAACGAACGTGACATGCAATGGAAAGGTTGCGGTGTTTCATCTACTGACCTCGCCATTGTTCAGTTGCGTATGAGCGGCTTCAAGAAGCAGTGCAACAACTGTGTTCGTTTCCGTATTGAACGTGAACTCATTGCCGGCTAACGCCGGCTCTTTCTTTTATTACTCATTTGATATTTCTCATGCTTCGTTTCATTGGTATCTGTGCTCTGTATACCGTTGGTAGCATCCTCGTCCTTGGCGCCGCTGCTAACTACGCAGACAACATTCTTAAGCCAGCACTTGAGCGTCCTGCTCAGATCCGTTGACATATGCCGGCTAACGCCGGCTTTTGTCTTTTATGTAATTCATATTCATTCATTATGTTTATCGCTGGTATGTGTCGTATCTGGAGTAAGAAGCAAGGTGGCTACTGGGTCACCATGCCTTACGCCGCACGCGGTTACTCCGACTGTGAGCGTTTGGTTGAGGACTACGAAGATCGCTTCGGATCTCTCTATCAATACGCAATCACTGCTGATCACGACCTCTGTCGTCCATGTGTTTGAACCTTATGCCGGCTAACGCCGGCTTTGGTTCTTTGTGTTCATTACATACCTCGTATGTCTAACTTCACTTACGTTCCATCCGTAACAACGGACGTTGAACTCCAAGCTTGGATTGAAGAACAAGTTGCTCGTGTGCATCACCACAATGAGCAGTGGCTTCAAGACCAAGATGAAGAGTACACCGAGTCCCTCCTGTGACTACGGTTTTCATCGTTGCTCTTGTTTTCTGGTGGATCTGGAAGATCACCGACTGACCGGGTAACCCCCGGTCTTTTTTCTGTTGAACTTATATCTGTGATATGCATATCAACTCCTGGTGTGTCTATGACGCCAAGACTGACGAAGTCATCGGCGTATGGGACACCTACAACCAAGCAGAGACTTACTTCGATGATCATGTTGATCTATTCGAAGGATATCTGCAGTTGTTTCCTTGGGCTGAGTATACCTTCGATCAGCCTTCCCTCTCTATCTCCTGAGAGTTATCGCCGGTTAACACCGGCTCTTTTTTTTTATGTCATTCGTTTCTACTCATTCTTATGCAAGTCCTTGCAACTCTTTACAAGCGCACGAAAGATGGCAATCTTTCCGCTTGGAACTTCTGTGTTGTTGAAGAGACGCAGCAATGCTTCGCCATAGGCGGTGGTGACCTGAAAGTCATTTCAGCCTTGGATAAGAAGCATCTGCGGAACATCTATCAGTCCTTTATCCGCTATGGATACAAGGCTGAAGTTCCTGCTAAGAAGATGCTTATCTCTGATCCTTGGGAGTCTCAACTCCCTTTGCAGGAGCAGCTTCTCCTTGACAGTCTTGCCTCAGAGCTTGTTTGAAGACCTTCCCGGCTAACGCCGGGTGGGTTTTTCCTTGCCCTATAGGGCATGTTCATTTATGTAATAGCTTCACATGAAACTTTCGTTCCCTGGTGCGTCCATGTCTATGCGTCTCTTCGAGCGCGTCGATACCCTGGACGAACAGTATGACATCTTCGATGTTGGCGTTGAACAAGCTGATGGCTCCATCGACAGTATTGCCGTTGGTGGTTCCTTCAGCTACGCCAAGTCTCTCCTTGGCAAGGCCAATGAGGCTGTCGATAACAAGATCGCCAAGGTTGCAAAGGCTGCAACTGAGGTCTGATCCAGTAGGCCCTGCTAACGCAGGGTCCTTTTTTACTTATTGCAGATCAATTGTTCCACTCGACTGTTGATCCATCATCATCTGCGTCAGGTCGTATAGACCTTTGCCTGCCAGCGTGACGCCCCCTGCCGGTAGCGCGTACCTCGCCGCTGCGTTTACGCCCAACATCCCGTATGCGGCTGCCTTCTCCGCTGCTGTGCCGGACGGTGCATACGTGATTGGGAATCCGGACGTCATCTGAACGAGGGGGTGTGCTCCCTTTGAAACCTTGGCTGCATATGCGTCATCGAACTCACGCAGAGATGCTCCAGCTTTCCTCAGTTTGTCCTTAACTTTACCAAGCATTTCCCATAATCCAGTCCGTCCATACCATTCTATCTGTATGGCTGCGGGGGAATTGCGGGGGAGTTGGCAAATCTATTGCCCACTACGTGGGGGCGCCGAGTTTTTAGCGGAAACTAATGTTCAGCTGAATACATAACTATCAAATAAGGAATAGAATTTATATATAAAAGTCTCTAAATGAGCAGGACCGGCTAACTCCGGTTCCTCCTGTTAATACACTCGAAATGATAAATGTCTATCACAAAGATAGTTGTGGCTGCCGTTGCAGTAGCAGTCGGTTGCTTAGAACATGCACAAGCCACACCCCCATCTTTTGAACATCATGTTCAACTTATGGATGCCGTTAAGTCTACAGGTATAGCACTCGATATTAATCCTTTTGAGTGCACAGATGGTGTCGAAGGGTTTTACACGCCAACCAGCAAACGTCTTGCGATCTGTCAAGACAACGCTACTCAACAAGGTGAAGAAGTTTCGTGGACGCTAGACGATTTCGATACTCTGCGACACGAAGCTCACCATCTTGTCCAAGGCTGCATGGTTGGAGAAAACTTCGATAACAAGCTTGGATTCGTTTACCGCGATCCAAAGACACTTGTTCTAAATAATCTAGGATATAAACAAGCAATGTCCGTTATTCGCCTGTATCAACGAGCAGGCTTTAGCGGAGTAATCATTGGCTTGGAACTAGAAGCCGCAGCTGTTGCTGCAATGAATAACCCTTTGGAACAAGTTCAAGATATCAATCGCTTCTGCTTTTGAACCACTCACCGGCTAACGCCGGTTTCTTTTGTTCTACGTGCAATTTAATCATGACACCTTATTCCGATTATCAAGAGCTTGACGCTGGCCCTGATGCCACTCTTCAAGCGCTCTTTATCAAGGACCTTCAGTCAATTCAAGCAAAGGCAACCTACTGGGATGTCTATTGCGCAGTTGAACCGTCTGCTCCTGAATGCAAGGTTCACGATAACTGATCCCTTTATTCACTAAAACCATGTCTAGATCTGAGCAACGTTTTAAGTCTGTCTGCAATGAGATTCGTCTGTATCGCAATATGGGCGATCGAGAAGCTCTTGCTAATGCCACTATTGAATGGCGGCAGTTACACGATTCACTTGGTGAAGATCGTGCCAGTCAACTTATACGTGAGATGAATGCAAATTCCTAATTACCTTCATCACTCGAAGAAAGAGGCTAAGCGTAAGCTCAAGCCTCAAGCTATGCGGCAGCGTAAAGCCGCGTTGAAAGCTCTCAAACGTAAACTTACTCAAGCTAAATGATCATCTGGAATTCACAAGACCTCGTCCTTGCTGTTATCGGTAGTGTGGGTATCCTCACTACTGGTGTAGTTGCACTATACGGATTCCGTAGAAACCGTAATGGCTGCGGACGTTATCAATAAGCTCAATGTTTATCTTATGAATGTTGATCTAATTTGACTATGCTTACATCTCTATTCCCGTATTTCGCTCCTACCTATATCGTTATTCCTGAATCTCGATATACCAAGTATCAATTGGAGGAGCTTGAGAACAGGCTATCTATTGTCGATGCCCAGCTCGACACTCTTTCAGATACTAAGAAAGAACTCGATACGCTCAAGTCTGAGCTTGTCGATAAAATTAAAGAACTAAAGCAAACTGAATAAACCAGTGCCGGTAAATACCGGCTCTTTTTTTCAATGTAAATCGAGGATAAAATCATGGCTCGTTCACTTTCTGGTCACACCTTTGTTAAAGGCACTCCCAAGAAAACTCGCCAAGGGCAAGGAACGCATTCCAAGCCCAAGCACAACAAGAAGAAGATGCGTGGTCAAGGCAAATGATCTCCTGCCGGTTAACACCGGCTTTTCTTTTGCTTGTCTTTTTACGCAATTATATGAGCGTCGATTTCAAAATCATCAGCAACACTGCTGTCGCTGGTATCTCCCTCGTCATGCCCATGACTGAGGAGGCTTACCACTACATCGAAGATGAGTGCGACATGACCGTCCTTAACGCCGGTTGTGCACCTATCGACAGCGAGTTTGTAGGTGACTTCATCTCTGATGCAGGTTGGTCCAAGTTCTCTGCAGAACTTGTCTGATCTAACTCAGCCGGCTAACGCCGGTTGAATTCTTTCGTAAGTTTTACGAATTATATGCTCAGAGCGATTAGCACTAAACATTTTGTTGGCCTTGTTCGTGCCGAACCATGCAAATTCAAAATTGTTCATGCATTCGACTTTGACGACACCATTACTCTCAAGCCTAAAGACTTTGACAATACTGGCCTAACTACTAGTGATTACTTTGATGCTGCTCGTCGCTTTACTCCTGACGAAGCAATCGTAGATCTCTTGCGTCTTCAGCATAAGATCGGAGATCGCATTGCTATTGCTACAGCTAGACCTCCTGAAAGGCTTGTTGAGACTTATCAATGGCTAGTCAAGTATCGAATTCCTTTTGACGTGCTTATGCACTCAACAGGTGTGATTACAAGTGGCATGGCTAAGCAGCACATGCTTAAACATCTACGTAAGTCTTACCGAATGGTTGGCACACTCATTGATGATAGTCCTTGGAACATTGAAGGTGCACGTTTACAACGTATCAAACGCATTCATGTTCGTAAGAACTGTGCCTACTGGGCATCTCACCCTGAAATTGTTTTCAAGGTTTGATGTCTGTACGCATACTCATTATCTACGCAACCCTTTCTGTAGGTCTCAACATGAATGTCACAAATGATCGATTTGTTCTGCTACCATTTCTTCCACAACGTCTATCCGTCGTTGTTATAAGACAGTAAGTCCGGTTAACACCGGCTTTTCTTTTTGATGTAACTGACTCAAATATATGAGCACAATTCCAAACGGCATCTCTTCTGATGACCTGAAAGCCTTGATGGCTACAGCTCACATCGATTGTGAAGACGTTGAGATTGAGGATAATTCTGATCAACCTCAAGTCAAGACAAAGAACGGCTCTTTTACTCAAGCAGAAATCGAAGCTTTAGCTGAGGCTACTGATGAAGAGCTCTTCATGATCTGCCCTCATCCAATTGCTCACAAAGTCCTGGTTCTTCAAATCTTGGACAAAATGATTCATTGGCATGAGCAGTGCGCTCTTAACAAAGATGAGCCTATTGAAGCGGCTGCTTGGGCAGCTGATGCAGGCAAATTGCATGCAGTCAAAACCTTGTTCCAACTCATCTCGTTTGGTGATCAAGATTTCACTTGTTGAAAGCTCAAGACCGGCTAACGCCGGTCCTTTTCTTCTGTGTTCTTTCTTTGCAAATCATGCAAAACCAAACTCAACTTCGCTCTTACGCTCAGTTCAACACCTTCACTGTGACTGGACGTATCCAGTTCGCCAAGAAGGTTGCTGGCAAGCGCGGTGACTTCCTGTCTGTGACTGTTATCACCAACTTCCTCAACGACGACGAGGGTTATACGATCGATTTCCTCGATAGTGACAACCTGCTGTCTCTGTTCGAGCAAGGCTATCTGCCTGTTGGTCGTCAAGTCACCCTGACTGGTCACGTTGACAGCTTTGGTCAGACCTACACCGATCCCAAGACCGGTGAGCTTGTCATGCTCAAGCGTCCTCAGATGAAACTGAGTGGCGTCAACATTCCGACCGGTGGCCTTGGTCCTATGCCTAAGGCTGTCACCGAACAGCGTCGTCAGAACATTGTTGTTCGACCTTCTGCAGCTGAGCAAGTTGCACCTGAAGTTCAGGAAGCTCCTGCCTTCTGATGTATCAGCTCCCTCTAACGAGGGGGCTTTTTTATATTCTCTATCCTCATATTGAACATGGGTCCACTATTCGGAAATCATCCCTTGCTTTTTCAAATTGCATCTAGAATGCAAGAACTAGGTTTTACTGAAGAAGAAAGCCTTGAAGTCGTTATTGGCGGTAGCTCTGTCTATGAAATTGACGGAGCTGGTACAAAATGGGCTCCTGTAAAAGGCACTCGTAAATACAATAGCGACGCCTTTATTGTTATTCGTAAACCTAAACCAGTAATAAGCTCAAATGGTTGAACTACTTACTTACTACGTTATTTCTGGTCTCCTTATTGTGGGAGCACCAGCAATCTTTTTTCTGATTGTTTTTATGCCTGCTCTTCAGAATACGAAGGGTAGAATTGTTGGTTATCGAGATCACAAGATATTTGGCAACTCATCAGTCTATGAGAATACTCATGGCGATAACACTAAATTCTTTCTTCAAATCCCTTATGATTCCAGAACTTCGTGAAGAGTTTGTGTTTGACTTAGCTAATCACATACTCAAGAAATCAACAAAAGCTGGTGTTTGGGCTATGGCTGTAGATCGCGTTTGCGATGTACTCCTGACTAAAACAGACGAAGAGCTAATTGATATGGCTCCTAGTAATCTTATCGTCTGTGATAAGACCAAGCACAATAAGAACAAACCTAAAGGCTTCTAATGAAATTTACTATAGAAAAATCTCGCTATGGTCTCTACACAAGTGTGTTTGAGGACGGTACAAAAGGCACCACTGCACTTACTGAAGAGGCTTGCCACTTTGTAACTGTCAACATCCGTATCCCTGTACTTCAGGGTACATGGGACGGAAACACTTCTGTTGTTGGATCAGCAGTCGTAGGTGGCAAGCTTTGATTACTTGCGTCGTTTACCGTTACCGTTAATCGCTTTTTCTAGGATTACGGTGTCAGCATTTATGGTGACCTGGCGGTCATCGCCGCCATTTTGACGCACTTGACTGTCGTAGTTACGCAGCTCGTCTCGTCCAACCTGTTTAATAATATTATTCATAACTGAATCTTTCATAGCCTGAGCTTCTACTTTCTGAGCCTCACGGACAGGACTCATGTCTAATTTTTCACGCATAGATGGATGCTTTTCCAATAAATCATTAATGTAATTATTCATATCAGGCACAGCCTTAGTCATGTACTGCTTACCAACATGTTTACGATAATCAAGAGGTAATTCGCTTGCATCTAAGATGTCTTGCACCATACCAAATGGTTTTGCATTTGGATGAAATTGATATCCTCTCTTTATTGCATACTCGTGAATGCCACTTTGATGAATATCCTGCGGCATATTAATTAAATTTAAAATGTTATTACCTGTTGCGCCATACTGGTTTAAATAGGCAGTAAGTTCTGCCGCTTCTGCATCAGTTAGCCCTTTGTATAAAGGATCTAACGTTTTAAGAATAGCTCTGTGGTGAGCCTGTTCGCCAGGTCGAGCCTTCATCAACTCATAAACAACAGTATCGTCTGAATTCTTGGCACGACGCATCATGTTTTTGCCAGTTGCATCATTTAGTTGTGATTTATAAGCCTCTCCAGCTTTATTTGCTAAACCTGGAGACTGATAATCTCTAGCTGCACCACGAGTCACACATATACATACCTATGACTATTTATTCATCTAGGTATCACTATCTACATCTACATCGTATCTAATTTGTATTAACAATTAGAATAAAATAAAGGCGCTAAGTATTTACTAGCAATGTCATTTCAAAGAGATAAAGACGGAAATTATCTTGTTCCTATCGTCTCCTTAGGCGAACGCCTGCGTGATAACTTCGGATTAACTATCAAAGAGCATTCGCACTTTGACAAAGTTGATAACGTTCATTCACCTAATAGCTATCACTATTACGACGAAGCACTTGATATTCAAGACTGGCGTGGAGGATCAGGTGCAGGTGCTGAAGGTTTTAATGGTGTCGGTTATCAACAGCGCACCAAAAATCTGCGTGACTTGATGCGCGGCTCAGGTGCTGAAGTGATCGGACCTGGTGACATGGAAGGTCACGACACTCACCTTCACCTGGCAGCGAAAGGAGGGATCTTCAAGCTCAACGAAGATCAATACAACTATCTTTTTAGTGATACTTCTGGTGGTCGTTCTTCTACTTTTGCTCCTCTTACTCCTTCTTCTTCAACTCCTTTAGATCCTTCTACTCCTTCGCCTGTAGCTGATACTCAAGTTGCACCAGCAACTGATTACACTAATATGTCTAAGCAGCAGATTAATGATGCATACGACAAGCTTCGCATGGCTGGTGATGTGTTTGCGGCTGAAAAAGAAGGCATGAAGATGCACAAGGCATTCTTTAATGAGAAGTAAAAGGAGCAAGCTACTATGAATAAACATGAGAAGAAACTAATTAAGTTTCAAAATCAAGCTCAAGACTGTGTGTCTCGTATAGAGGCTCAAGATATTCTGCGTAAAGCAGAAAAAGCACGTTGCAAACTACTCGCCAAAAAGCTGTTCAAACAGTAAATCCACCGGCTAACGCCGGTTGAGTTTTGTTTGTCCTTTACAAAGACACCATGGACCAAGAGTTCGTGATGATCAGCAGAGGCGAAGTTGAAATGCTTCTGCTTCAATTCAAACGTGCCGAAGGCTTTTGCGATAAAGCAAGATCTCCTTCACGTAAACCAACCATAGAAGAGTTGATGATGGAACCTACGTGTTTCTATTCAGGTGCATCTGGTTATGCACGTGCCACTCTTCGCAATGCAATTCAAACTTTAGAATCAAACCTATGAGTGACTTCCCTTTCGACGATATCGAAAGGCTGTATCGGGAGGAGGATGCTCTTCCTCCCATTCCAAATTGGCCTTCAATATTTAGTGATGAACCAAAGCCTAAAAAACAACAAGATCAAGCAAACAAAAGCACTGTAAAATAATATAAGCAGTGACTTTTATTAGCAATGGGTAAGAAGAAAAAGAAGTCCTCTTCTTTCGATGGCAAGGCTACTGGTTATGACTATCTAAGAGACAAATTTAACAAGAACTACGAACCTCATCGTAGTGATCGTATGTCTGGAGAAATTTATAATCGTGAACGTGATGAAGCTTTTCAGCGTTATTTGATGACAGGCGACAAATATTCTGGCATGGATTCAGGTATGCGTCGATATCAAGAAAAACTAGATAAAAAACTTGATAAAAAGCCTTCTGTTGAAGATAGGCTTTTTGAAGCAGGTATTCCTCCCTCACAGTGGCAATATTACGCTAATAAAGCTGGCATTACTAATGTGAATAGCAAAGGTGATGCTAAAAAGCTCATTGATGTTTATGACAAAGATGAGCGTTATCAAGGACCTGACAAGCCTTTTGAACCTGAAGTTCCTGAACTTCCTGAACCTCCATCAGAGCCTCAGTTTCTCATCACTGAAGAAGAAGATCTTGCTAGAGATACAGCACGAGATGAGCGCATTGCTGACTATGAAAAAAATCGTGCTCTTACAGGATTAATTGGTGATGAAGACACCCAAAAATATCTTGATGATTATAAGTTCAATGTCGCTTCTGGACTTAGTAATGCAGGTATCAGTACTCGTGGACCTGAAGCTCCTTTATTTATCCTTTGATCATGTTTACTTCTGAAGATTTACAAGCAAGATTTGAAGAAAAGATGGGCATGGAACTTACTCCAACAGCCCCTCAATCTCCAGCTGAAGGTTCATTCCAAAATTTACCTAACTCCAATATGGAAACTAATTCAGGTGCAACTCCTACACCTGTATATGGAGATGCTACCTCTGATGGATTAGATTTTGCTAATAACTTTAAGATGAATGTTGCTGATCGTTTGGTGCCTGTCGAAGACGATGGGACAATTCGTCCTTCATCTATAAGATTTTAACCACGTTAATAGTGTGGTATTTCAAATCAATTGCCCCGCAAGCAATGTGGGGTATTTTTGTGCTTAAAGCCACGCTACTTACCCCTACCCCATATAAAGAGTTTTAAAAAAGATAGAGAGGGGGAGTGTAATAAAAAAGAGATATATAGGAAACTACCGTGGCTAAGCGCGGTTTGCGTGGTTCTGCTTGGGGTATTCCAAGGCAGCATCCGTTGCAGCGCAAGCGAATACGAGCAAATAACCACATCTAAGCATCTACCGCACTAAATGTAGTTCTGTAAAAATGTAGTCATATTGACACGTATAATTTCCCGGATCCTGCTCAAGAGGGCCTTTTGCAAAAACGTGTGACCGTCCTCTTGCCTGTGGACGTCCATCGGCGGCTCAAGCTCAAGAGCATCGATGAAGACACTACGATGAATGCTCTAATACAGCACGCTGTATCTCTGCTACTACAGCAATCTTCACAAGAAAATCCGATGTAATCAGATTTTTCTGTTTAACTGAATACCTTCTAAGGGCCGGTTAACACCGGCTTTTGATTTTGGTGTTCTATATACATGTCCAACACATGCCCGCGAATTTCACATCCGGCTGG